ATTTTCCTTAACTTTCTGAGTATTCTGCTCTAATACATTATTCTCTTCTTTGATAGCATTGATAACACCAGAGGTATCAAAAGCGTCTGAGTCGCTTTTAAAATTGTTAATTGTATATCCATATTCTTCAAGAAGTTTGGATAATTGACGAACACGTCCATCAGCACCAGTTTCATCTATTCCATCTGTAGTCCATGATAAATGAAAATATTTACCATTATGTAATGAATCAAGAATATTTTGTAACTCATTTGCATCTGTAAATATTTTTTTAATCTCTTCTTCAAGATTTTCAAGAGATTTCACACTTGAAGATGTATCAATGTCACTGTGAAATGCGTCTTTCATTCCAGATGAAATATTCGATTCTTGTGGAGTAGAGGAGAGTGCTTTCTGTGCATTTGATAACTTTGTAAATTCATCTACTAAATCAGAAACTTTAACAGTTGTAGTTTCTACCTGAGACTGCAATTCAAAAAATCTATCAGTAGGAACGGTATAATCATCGAGCAACTGCATGTGAATCTTTAAATCATCAAACTGATTTTTTAACTCAGATACTTCTTGTGATAATTTTTTAAATTCATCATTGTCAACAAGATTAACTTCCTTGCCAGAAATGCCACCAGAAGCAGATTTCTTTTGTAATTCATCATATTTCTTATTTAATTCTGAAATGCGATTTTCTAACTTGTCAATTTGTTTTATTGCATTATCTGCATTTATATTCCCCAGTCCAGTACCAAAATCTTTTCCTGATGCAATAGTTTTAACAATATCAAGTAATTTATCTAAGCTTTTATAAGTTTCTTCAATTCCATTATTGTTAATTTTAATTGTATAATCAGTAGAAGATAATTGTTTTTGATATTCTTTTAATTTTTTTGACAAATCACCATTAGATAAATCAAAATAAATCTCTAACTTATTTTTCTCTAATTCTTTTTGTGCGGTGGAAAGTTGTTTTAAAGCCTGCGCTATTAAGTCATTTTTATCAATAACAATACTGGCTGTAAATTCTGCACCTACATTTGACATAATAATTCCTCCTTATTTTATTTCTTCAAATATCTATTAACCGTAGATTCCCATTCTTTTTGAAACCCAAATCGTACATAATTACACATGGGCATTCCTTGATTATAGTAAGGGTTGTTCCAACGTTGAACTCCATCATCCCATGACTGTCCAAAACGATAATTTGGTCTTGACCATTCTCTAGGTAATCCATGTATACCTTGATTCCACTGCAAATCTAACAAGTACCAAGAAGGATTTATACCAGCATGATATCTGTCAGCCCAATCATAAATAGATGCCTTATTTGAAATATTATTTGCTGCAAATTTTCCCATATCAACATAGGAGGTGAAGTACAAATATGCTTTTCCATTTTTCTGAGCTAATTTATATGTGTAATCCAAGGCATCAGCCATTGTATCTGATTCGTTCAAAAACCATTCTAATGTATATTTCTTCCTTAATTCTTTCTGAGCCTTATTCCCAGCGGATATGTATCTATTTACATATTTTTCAGTAATTCTATCTGCAAACTTTTTTAACTCTTTATCGTCAATTTTTAATCCACTTGCCCTAATAGCCATTCATCATCACCTCCAAAATTTTCACTATAATTTCATTATTTTTCACTAAAATAGGAGAGCAGTATCACCACTCTCCATAAGAAAAGCTCTATACGCTATGACGCGCATAGAGCCTAATATTTCACAAGAAATTTGAATTTCAATTATTTATTCCAATCTCTATGTCCATAATATGCTTCTAAAGATTTACTTGTCATAGTAGCCATTTCACATTTTGTACCTAATAATTCCTCAAGTACAAATGGGAGTTCATCAATTAAAACATGTTCTGGCTTCTTATCAATTTTATCGCACCAAAAATCATCATCTAAAAATTCTGCAACTGTATAAACAGTTATTTTCTTATTTGTGATTTTTTCTGCACGTCTTTCAATATCTCTCTTCATAGTTCTACACAACGTAATAATTGGACAACCTGTTTTAACAGCTTCAATAATAATATTTGTTGTCTTGCCACAACCTCTTGGTAAATTCATAATTTCCATACTTATACCTCTTTAAAATTTGCGGTACTGCTAAGTTTATAATCATCAAGAATCTTTCTCAACTCATCATTGGATAAACTATTAAGTTTCTTATTCACAACATCCATAAGTGGTGTGAGAGTAGCATTTGCCAAATCAGAAATCCTTCCAATCTGTTTGTTAATAAACGCCTGAGCGGTTGTCTCATTAAATTGAGTGTCTGACTGCTTCATTGTTAAAATGGTTTTAAATTCACTTAATTCACTCATAGGAATAAGTGGATCAGCTTTATCAGAACCAACCATTAAAATATCAAGTAAGCCAGATGATTTAAGTGCATCATATCCCTTAATGAATCCTTTATCATCCTCGTCAATCTCAAGATCTGTATATAATTCAATCACGGCACGACAGAACTGTACATACTGAACAACAGAATTTACTCTAATCTTATCTGTTTTACGATACTTTGTTTCTCCATTGTCATCATAAGCTTCCTGCTCAAATGTTGTTTTATCTACAATTAACTGTGCATAGGCATCTTTCTTAATGATTGATACATAGGGGGTGATTTTAACTTCCTCCTTGATAAATCTATCCTTTAACTGCTGAGTTGCCATGTTGTTGTATCTCTCTACAAATTCCAAAATTTTCATAATTCCTTTTTCTCCTTTATTTCTTATTTTTCTTCGCTTCTCTGCGAAGTTTCTTTAAAACGTCATATTCTACCCAACCACCATATTTGAGATTTCTGCAAATAAACGTAAGGTTGGTTTCTGGGTACTTAGCCCACATCATTTTTCTTTTTAAAAGTGACATACTATCTGGATTACCCTTCACGTCAAAAACCTGTAAAGTTCCATCAGACCAGACAACATTAAAATCACTTCTATATTTAATAGGTAGAATTGTTTTACCTTTATATTTAAATTTATCTTGAAGAACATATTCTACTTGGCGTTCATATGATAATATTTCTCCACTTTTCATCTTAGGTTCTATATACTCTTGTAAAAATTTAAGTTCAGTGAGACTGTCATAAGTTACACCTTTATATGTTCGATTTTTCTTACCTTGTTCTGAAATATCTACATGATATTTCGATTTAGCTTTTGCTATTTCCTTTCACTCCTTTACATAACAAAAGAGCAGCTCCCGAAGAATCTGCTCTTTCTAAAACATATTTATTTAATTTTTTACATCGCTAATTGCATAGGATATAATTCCCACTTACCATTAGGATATTTAGTTACATTATCCATAACAACCTTATGTACTTCTTCTAAGCTTCCCACATTTTCATCAACATGAATCACTTTACCACCCAAAATTGAAATTTCCTCACAGATTACATTAAAGTAACATCTTTCCATACTTATTCCTCCTCATTTAGATATACAAAATAACTCGTATATATCAACTTTAAGAACACGAGATAATGTGATTGCATTAGTAAGAAGTATATCACTTGTATTATCATTTTCTATTTTGTTAATAGCCGCAACCGATAAACCGGTAAGTCTTGATAGCTCTTGTAATGTGAATCCTCTTTGATTCCTGTAATACCACACTTTGTTCTTCATAATGTTAATATGTACAAATGTATTTTATTTATGTACTATATTATAATATGAGTAATTTTTACTGTGGCAGAAATATTTAATCATCCTTAATTGGCAAACTTAATACTTCTGGTTTCAATTTTTCGTGGTAAATATCATCGCCCCCGGCGGCTTCGTAAATTTTCCCTAACTCCGTAAAAGTTTTTAATCCAGAATTGTCAACATAACCTTTTTCAGAAAATTTAGCATGTAATCCATATAACTGATTTCTTAATGTCGCAACTGTACGCTCTTTATCAGCTCTTTCTTTTTCAGTTAATTGACATTTTATATCATCTATACCCTTTGACATTTTAGATATTTCTTTGTATTGCCAATTATCATGTTTTTCTAATATTGTCAATCGGTTCTCAATTGACTCCCTATCTTGTTCGGAACCTGTTTTGATTTTGTATCTCTTTTTGAAGTATGTATATACATCTAAACATTCTTTAATAGCAAACAGAAATAAAAATATAGCCAATATAACATTGACATAATTTATCTTCAAAGCAGCTTCTAAATATTCCATTCAAGCCACCTTTCTAAGAACATAGATTCTTGAATGTTGATTTCACTGCTTTAGAAACTCCACAGGCTGCTTTCAATCCGCTACCAAATGTACCAGGATATTCAATCCCTTTTGGGTCTTTTCCTTTGAGTGCACATAATATCTCAAGTGCGGTTACTAACCACTGCCTTTCACCTACTTTAACATAGTGTGATCCAAAAGCTTTGTCTGTAGCAGAACCCCAAATTCCGTCAACTGACAGTTTTGCTCCATAATCCTTATTTAAAGCGGTCTGAACAACCTTAATGGCAGCTTTCTTTGTTTTATTTCCCCAGATACCATCAGCAACAATATTACAACCCACAAACTTATTAGCTGCTTTTTGCCCATTTGCCACGATCTTCTTTTTTGCATGATTAGATGTAGAAGTAGAAGATGGGGTTGTCGTAGATGCCGATGGTGTTTTTGAAGTAGTATTAGAAGATAATTTATTATAAAACTCTGTTTTCCATAAATTATTTTTTGTTTCATTTCCACACCAATATGCCGGACATGCTTTGCCTGTACGGTCGAAATGCCTAAGAACATGGTCTTGTGGGATATGATACTTTTTCATTAATTTCTTCGTAAGTTCAATAGCATTTTTGATAGTAGCTTTTGATGGATAAATTGTTCCATCTCTTTTTGTATCACACAATTCAATACTAATACTATTACTGTTAGTACAAAGAGTATAATATTTTCCTCCCCCAGTTATATTACAGTTGCTATATCTTGTACCACCAACAGACCATGCAACATAATTATCTGGGACTGATTGTGTTACAGAATCATCATCAACAAAATAATGTGCAGATGCCTCTACATAATTATTAGAAAAATATCTGGCATTCGATTCATCAGAATCTCCATCATTACCTGTGTAATGTATGAAAATATATTTAATTGCAGATGTACTTCTTTTTGCTCCGTAATTTCTTTTATTAGCTAAATTCTTTTTCATTTTGTAGGACATTAAATCACCTCCTACTTGTTCTTTAAGTCAAATAAACTGGATTCAATTAAAGAATCTAAATATTCGTCAAAATCTGCATTTGCCGTTTTAAGGCATTCAAAAGCAGAAGTCGATAACGCAAAAATAATCTTACTCTTTGCAATCTGACGAACTTCTTCTTTTTTATCCTCCGTCCATGCATTAGTACCCTTAACTCCCTTAACTTCTGTTTCATATACATCTTTAACTACAGATAAAACATTTTTCTGTAGAATTTCGGTATATTTATCAATCTTTTTTGCCTCTGTATACTTCTTAATTTCGTTTCCAATATAAGTCAGTACAGGCAGTAATATAACTGTCCAAATTGTCACAATTACCTCATCCCAATTTAATGAATTTAATAATTCTTTCATAATTCTTTCTCCTTTCCAAACAAAAAAAAGAACGGGCTTACCGTTCTCGTCATAATTACTTATTTAATTGTCTTAGTACCTCTACACATCGTTGTAGATTACTGCATAAATAATCCAATTCATCCTTTGTCTCATATCCACTAAATGTCATACGAATACCACTATGTATTAGTTTTTCATCTAATCCAATTGCCGTAAGAGTAGAAGATGGGGTTAAATCACCCGATGTACATGCAGATCCAGTTGATACCTGTATATCTGCCATGTCTAATAATATCATCAATGACTCACCCTCAATGCCTTCGAAACAGACATATAGATTGTGTGGTAAACGATCTTTAATATTCGTACCAATAATATGTGAGTCTGCTATATTATTAATAATGAAATCATAAACATAATCTCTACTATCAGATGTAACAGAAGAGTAGTTATAATTCTCAACTGCTTTCCCCAGTGCAGCAATACCTATTACATTTTCAGTGCCACTAAATAATCCCTGCTCTTGTGAGCCATATATAAGCGGTTCTAATTCAATTGATGATTTCTTATATAGAACACCAGTACCTTTTAATGCTCCAAGTTTATGTGCAGAGAATCCTAAACTATCAACATTTAGTTTCTTTACGTCAACAGGAATTTGACTGATAGATCCTGTGCAATCAACATAAACAATAGCATTGTACAAGTGGCATATATTAATAACCTGTTGTACATCCTGAATTGTTCCTATCTCAGAATTGGCGTATTCTATAATAACAAGTTTTTTCATAGGGTTCATAGACAAACACTCTTTGAGATCTTGAAAATCAATTTTTCCTGTATGATCAACTCTAAGAGGGCATTTATATTTGAGAGAATCTACACATTTTAATACTGATTTGTGAGAAGTAGGAGAGTATAAAACCATACAATGATGTTTATTTGTATAACCTTTAATAAATAACGTGTTATTGGCTGAACCGCCTGATGTAAATATAATATCTTTAGAATCTGCATTGATGAATTTTACTACATTATTTCTTGCAGTAGTAATAATTTTCTTTGCTTCAACACCCGATTGGTACATTGACGATGGATTCTGATATGTATCCAAAAGAGATACCATATAATCTTTAACTTGTGGTAACAATGGGGTAGTAGCTGCATTATCAAGATACATAATTCATACCACCTCCTGAAGAAGTATAAATTTATCTCCAAAAGCTAATTCAGGAGTAGAATCTTTTATTTTATTAAAATCTATACGTGATATAAATTTAAAATGTAAATTTTTATACTTATTCCTTTTACCATGACAAACCGCTGATATAGCTCTAAAATCTAAGTGTTTATCATATAAGTCATCAGATAATTTTTGTAATATTTTTGCATTTCTGAAAACTCTTGAATCTTCAATACATATAATTGGTTTCGATCCCTTTTCTGAATTATTGGCATGATTTAATTTTAATATTTTTTCTTTTTTTAGTACGGGATTATAATCACACATGCCTAAAAGAGAAGCTTCCTTGAGATAATAAACAATAGTTGGATTTGAAACATGAAAAAGATTGGACAACACAGATATGTCTTCTGAATAATTATTATATCTTTCAGATATTAACTTAATAATTGGTGTAATAGTTTTTTGATGAATATATTCCCAATCAATATCTCTATCATTTAAATATAACAACTTATTCAATTCGCTATTCAAAATAGATTGCTTAATATATCCAAATTCAGACTTTCGTGCATTAATGAGAATATATTTTTTTACATTTTTATGACCTAGCTCCATTTTTTTTATATCAATACTATGTATATTTTCATAAGAATACCATGTAGTATTACGATAATGTTGATCTCCTTGAACTTCAATAATACAATCATAATCTTTCAAATAAAAATCATATCTATATCTACCACACCATTTTGCATTTTTAGAAGAATACTGAGTAATATATTTTATATCCAGATTGTCTAAAAAATTCATTATAAAACGTTCTCCATAACTATACCCACTAGAACAATGTGGACATCTTAATCCATACTTCTTAATATATTGGGGTGACTTCTCAACGATAAACCCACATATAGGACACCTAAATTCTGTGACATCAGGAGAATTGTCATGATGAGTATAGGTAAATTCCTTATTTTTTATCATTTCAAACATTGTTTTATTTGTAGTAGAAATATCATTTATTCCTTTTGCAACCTTTTGGTTTATACAATAAGGACATTTGGTATCAACTTTTGATGTTGCTTTTATCATTTCGTGACCTTTTTCGCAATTACAAATATACATCCCCTTACCATTTTTATTAACCGTTCTACCAACAACTGTATTATAAGAACCGTCTTTACATCGAATTTTATCTCCAATACAATATTTTCTTTTCATTTAATCACTCTAACCTTTCACTCTAATATTATCTGTTGTTTATTTCAAATTCCTTGCTTGAATACATGTCTGATAAAGCGTCCCAAAGTCGCTTTTCTTTTTTATATTTCCATACTGAAACTTTTTCCTCGTTCATATATACCCATGTATATCTAATTCCTTTATCTCGGAGAAATTTCATTTCCTCTACAAAAGAAGTAGAGTATTCCTTATCAAATTTCATTTCCTTTTACTCCTTTTTAGCGTAAAAAATAGGGAATACAAATTCATACTATATGAAAATGTATTCCCTAAAATTTCACACTCTCATATATCAATCATTTATTACAGAAATAGGTTTCTTTTTATTTCCGTACTTTACTTTTATTTCATTTTCTTTTATTTCTCTGTTTTTAATATCTTCCTCATTAATATCATTAATGAGTTTTTGAATATTATTTTTGAAAACACCAGAAATATCACATTTTGATAGTCTTACTTTTGCCGATTCTTTAGTAATTGCATTTTGTGCATAATCACTAACTGTCTCAAACACAGTTTTACAGTTTTCTGTATCAAAAATATTTTTCCATACAGGGAGATTCAAACTGCTTGGACAAGAACCGCAATACTCATAAGGTTTACCACAAGTAAGACAAATTCTATTATTTGCCATTTTAGTTCTCACTCCTTTGCATAAATAAAGAGAGTGGTAATAATCCACCCTCTAAAAATTATTCTGCATCAACTTCATCAGCATCATAAATGTTATAAAGTACCTTATCTGTTCCACAGTAATCAATCTCAAGATCCCCCTTAAAGTCCATTTCAGCAGAATCTGCATTAATTGGAACTGTTGTCTCAGGAGATACCTGGAATGATGGGAATTCAATATAATCTGCCTTTAATTCATTCTTCTTACATGGATTGTAATATGTAGCCTTAATAATGAATTTTACAGAATTTGGGAATTCATCAGCCTTATTCTGAATCATAGCACCTGTTTCAGACTCTCTAAGATACTTAATAAAGAACATATCAGTTTCTGTATCTGTAGGAAGAGAGAGTTTCCCAGAAGTAGACTCTATTGCAAACTTTTCTGTATCTGCCGCTTCACCCAATGTATATGTTTTTCCAATAGAACCATCACCAAAATACTGAGCAACTTTTACACTACCTGCTACATAATCTTTGATTGTAACATCAGCACCTTTCTTAACATGGAACATTTTTGGCATTGTTATCTTATTGCCATTAGAAGCAAAAATAGGTGTTGTACCTGCTGAAGCAGCTATAATGTTTGTGTTAACGAATGCATTTTTAGCAGAAAATGTACCAGCCTTTGATTTCCAAATTTTCTTAACTAAATTACCATTCTTATCCTTTACTTCTGTAGATTCAGCAGTTACTTCGACACTACCATCTGATAACTGAGTAAGTACATATAAAGGATTTGTTGTAGTTAAATCTTCTGCATAGCCATAAAGAATTTCTTTGTAAAGTTTATCGCCTAATCTAAAAGCCATATTTTTATTCCTCCTTAAAATTGTTTTATAAAATAAAAAAAATCATGCAGTGATTTTTACATCACGCATGAAATTAAACTCGTTTTTATCTACCTTACTTAAATCACACATACCACTATATAATCCACCAAATAGAGCACGAGTTGATTCATATATTTGAAGTCGTTGGATATTGTACATAAATTCAAAATATCCGACTTCACGTAACTCATTTTTTTTGTAATGACAACCAGGATGATTAAGATAAAAAGCAATCATTGATAGAAGACTTTGCTGATTTTTATTTTCAGAGGCTTCTTTTTTCTTTTGAACTAATTTCTGTCTATCTTTATTAATCAAATCCTGCTTAAGTATTTTATTCGACGTGAATTCTTCTTCTGGTGGAAAAGAATTAAACATAAACTGTATATATTTACACATCTTATTTCTTGTATCTTCGTCTATTTCTAAATCTAATTCTTGACTATATAAAGTTAATACAGGATCTTTATCAATCTGTTTTTGATATAAATTAAATGTGGAAAAATCAATATCTCCAAATATTAATTTTGAATAATTGAAATCTATTGATTTTATGAGAATTGAGAACAATTCAAGATTACTGATTTTATTCCAATCAATACCCATATCCCAAAGTTGAAGTCTATAAGCCGTTGTATTTGATACAAATGGTGTAATCACTCCATAAATATCAGACTCACTATTTGAATCAATAAAATCTTGAATAGATGGTTGATGAATTGTAATTTTCTCATTTATTACACAATCCTCACCAAAATACATTTTTAAAGGATTAAATCCTAATTCTTCGATCTCTTGAACTTGTTCATCTGAGAATTGCTGTTTTATGGTTTGCTGAATAAAAGAATTATTAGAAAACATTTCATCCATTATTACCACCTCTTATTTTTATAAGAAGTAGTACCATTTGAAGAAACAACAAGGTCGTTTGGAAGCTTACACTGATATTTTAAAGTACGAACAACATAATTGTTGTCTGTCGTAGATTCTTTATTGTACACTGGAGTAGTTGTAGGTATTTCTAAGCCAATCCATGCAAATTTTTCTCTGATAATAGAAGCAATTAAATCATGTCGTGGAATACCAGTTCTTTTATCTATTCTGTCATTTCCATGAATGAAAATAGTAAAAGTTATATCCAGCAATTTTTCATTTTGATTATATCTAACATTTTCTTCCGTACTTACTTGATAACAAATATAATGCTTCACATCTGTTTGTGTGTCTGGAATGAATATGAATGGTCGAATATTGGCATCACTTCCAAAATACCTATCCCATTCGCCTAAATGTTCATATTCACCCAAATCTTCATTCCATTCCCAATTTAGTCTACATTCATCTGTAGGTACATTTATTTTTCGTTCTTCATCCCACTCCCAATGTTCTTTGTCACTTGGATCAAATAACTCGTTGTATAAACTAGGTTCATTCAAAGCATATAAAATTTCAGGACATTCTATAAAAACATCCTCTATTTGCTTTTTAATACGAATTATATCATCGTCAGGAGTATCCATATATGCACGAAGCTTATTTAACAAATCATTCTTTGTAACCAATTTTTCTGCCATACAATACCTCCTATTCAGTTAATTCTAACGGCAAAATTTCAGATTCAATCGGCAAATTATCCTTAACAATTTCACACTTAACAGACAGTATTTTGCCGATAACGGAAGTGTCATTTGGAAATTTTACTTTCTTTTGGTTGTACTCTGTACCAACTCTCCATGTTACTTTGTCAGTCCAATCTTCATTATCAATAGAGCAAGCCCATGTAAAAGTTGCATCGGCATATTCGGTTGTGATATCTTCCTTAGAATCATTAAATAGATTTACCGTAAGATTTTTATAAGAGCCACCAACTTTGATTGTAGAAGTGGATGCTGAAATTCTCGCTGTAATAGAAGATGGAGCAGGAGTTGGCGTGGATGGATCAGTTGGGGCGATTTCTGAATCGAAATAGTTCGCATACATTTCGCCTGTTTCAAGATTAACATAATCAGTATGCTCGTTCCAAAATGCTGTATATATCGTAAGCTTTTGAATACCAAATGGCATTGAATTTTCAACCTTGGTCACTGTCCATACGGTAGGATGTTCTGTTAAAGCACTTACTACAACACGCATATTTTTAGAATCTTCAGAAGTGTACCAAAACTTCTCTGTAATAGAGTTCATTGGCAACCATATCTTATCCTGATTATCTGTGTGTGTAAAATATCGGTCTGTATAAGTTCCAATCGTGTAGGAACTTTGCTGTCTTAAACAACACCACATACGTCTCTTGATACGTTTATCATCATTCTTTTCAATCCATGTAAGTTCATAATTTACTGGTAAAATCAGATACTTTGGAAACTGATTTGCAGGTTCATCACGACAGACAATCCACTTATGATAAATTCCTCTATCATCTGGAACGTCCACGAAAAGTCCTATCGGAAATGTCGCTCCATAGCGTTTCCTGAAATCAGTCTCATAATAATAAAGGTCATCGCCCTCATTAAATCTTACAGGCTGACTTGGACGAAACATAAGATAGTATTCCACTTGATCTTTGTCCATTGACTGATAAGATTTGACAATAAACTTTGCATCTATTTTTGTCTTATTGGTATTTTCATAAGTCATACCTTCAGCAAGTGAACGTGTAATTCCATGTTCATCTGTGAAAAAATCGTCATGAAAATAGTCATAGATGTAACAAGTTTTTGTAGCGATGTCGTTTTCAAATGTCTGTTCCATCGCCCAATCAGACTGTTCCTTGTAAATTTGACCAATCGTTTTAGCACCATTGTTCTTGGCGTTTGCGACACGCCTAGCTACTTGCAGACTCGGCATCGCAACCCACCTCCTCAAACATCTGCTTAATATATCCGTGAGAATCTAAGATTGCCCTACGGAATTGTTTGTAACTAAAATGATCGCTCTTGAAATTATCCATAGCACCTTGTAAGGTTGCCATAAGAGTTACCATAAGTCCGTTGTCGTTAAATAAGGTTTTTGTGCCACCTAATTTAAACATAACATTCTCAAAGAAGACGAGAAATGCTTCATCATCTTCAAATATTTTCTCTTCAATTATCTTGTCTTTGTAGAGCAGTAGTTTGTGAATATCACCATGCATTGCACGAACTGCTTCATTGATTTGCTTGTCTGTGAAGTCACCATATATGTATTGCATATTAGGACTCCGTATTGATATAGGAATTATACATATATCCGTAATCACGAATACGTTTATTTAATTCAATTTTCATGGAATCAAGACGGTCAATCATATTTTTATGATTGTCGAGTATTTTTTTCTCTTCTTTGCCACCTATCATTACTGATGTGTGTATAATAGAATCAACCTGTGGCTGTAACCACTCAATCGTCATTCCAAGTACAAGAATTCCTACGACAAAATTCATATCAGCCGTTTCGTCTACTGAATTATTCAGCGTAAAATCCAACTGTTGAATTTCATCATCGAGTGTAAGAGAAGAGAATAGTCTACGCACTCTTGGATCAGCAATGACATTGCTTAATCGTTCTGTATATATTTCAAGCAAATCGTTTTCGTCAAGAGAGAGTTCCTTCGGATCTGAAATTCGTCCTCTTGTTCGTGAAAAAATTGTTTCATATGGAAGCGTCATTGTGAGCCTCCTTTACTAATTCTGTGCTAATGTAAGTAGAAGATTTGTATCAAAGATTTCATCAAGCACCTTGATTTTCTTAACAGAATCATATGTACCACTCATAATCATAGAAGCTGCGAGTCCTTTAAGTGTCTCAAAGACACCATCTGGTAAATCTGCAATAGCAGCTCTCATCTGTGTAATAGGCAAAGATAAAATATCTGTTAAATCTTTTGTAGAGTATAATGATTCATATAACTCTTTTAATTCTGGATACTGTTCAACAAACTCAGCATCCTGAATAATAAATCTAGGTCTTGTAATACAAGATTTATGAGAACGAATCATATATACTAAATCTTGGTATTCAATCTCTTCAACATCGCCATAATCAGCCCATCTATATAAAATTCCAGTCTTTTCGCCTGTTACTAAGAGTTTTCCATCAGTAAGTGACTTGCATGGGATAACATCATCCTTTTCATATTTACGAGCTTTTGACTTGTCTTCAACTTTTGTTTCTGTTATGTTAGCAGTAGTTGTAGTCTTTTTCTGATAAGCCATAATAATTCCTTTCTATCCATCAAAATAGGAGAGTGATATTTCACACTCTCCATAATTTTTATAATTAATTCAGATTAGGCATCTAAGTCCCACTGACCAAACTGACGAGTAATAATTGTAGCAATACCCATACGTCTCTGAGCCTCGTATGTCTGCATATCATCAGCGTTTGCACCAGCCTCAGTTACTTCAAGAGTAGTCTCACCACCATCAATGAATTTAACTGGTTTGTAATCAATTACAGGGAATACTAAGAGGATAGTAGGATCGACAAGCTTATTTGCAAGTGTATTATCCTTAAATCTCTGAGGAATCTCTAAAAGAGAAGTTCCTTCATAAGAACCAAGAATACCTGTGTTTGCAACAGCTTCTTTCTGAGATGCAGCTACCCACTCAACAGAACCATTTCCTGCAAGAGCATTAAGTTTCTTAAGTGCAGTCTTTGTACCCATGATTACAACAGAAGATACATTATTTGCTGTAGCGACATTAGAGATAATCTCGTCAAACTCATCCTTCTTATCTTTAGTAAGAGCACCAGTACCCTTAAAACCAGTTGTAACAGGAAGCTTACTTGCTGCATTCATAAACTCAGCATAAAGCTCATCCTGAATCTTATGTGTATATGCCTTTGCTACAGCATCAATAAGCTCAGACCAATCCTTACGACCAGTTAAGAAGAGACGAATATCTCCACCAACCTTTACTGCATATCTGCTAGTAGGAACTGTGAAGCTTGAACCCTCAGCAAGTCTCTGAATTGTGTAATCATGCTGATCGCCAGAAACCTTTGCAACGTTAAGAATAATATCTGTATCTGTCCAGAAGTCAGTTCTATCACCATCTGCAAGGTTTCTTGTTTCAACGAAGTCGTTAAAGAATTCATTATCTCTAAAACCATACTCAATTTCCTTCTCGATAATTTCCTCAATTACCTCGAAAAGAGCAACAGCCTTATCAGACTTTAAGGCTCTCATCATCTGCTTCTCAGTAGACTTTTCTGTAATTCCAAGTTCCTCAAAGCACACTTTTCTTACGGCATCATTTGCTTCTGCCTTACTAATAACTCTGCCCTGCTCGTCATCATAAATTTCACGACCAGAAGCAAGATCAAACATTAAATTTCTAGCTGTATTTTCCATAATTATTATCTGTCTCCTTTCCTAAAATTACGCAACTGTCCACTTCTTGTCAGTAACAGCAGATACAACAGTTGTTCCAACTGTAGGTTTTGCTGTAAATGCAGCCTCAGAAAGCTCCCAAATATCTCCTTCACGAACTGAATAAGCTCTAGCTTCCATAGTTGCAGGGATATAAAAATTAGCTTCGAGCTGGAATGACTTGTTGTACTGTTCCTCGATAACTGGTGGATTGTAAACAATAAGTGCCTCAGAAGCAGGAGAATCCTTTGTAATTTCTACATAATAATTTCCGTTTGCTGCCTGACCAACAACCTTTGCATTAATCTTTGTTGCTGTTCCTTCCGTGTAAAGATCAAGTGCCTTATACTCACCCTTTGCAATTACAGCACCATTCCAAAGATCTCCATCGTGCTGAATACTGTACATGTGCGCTCCACCGTCTCTCGCAATAACTTTTGCAGGGAAAGCGACAGGGAACTTTGATAATTCAAATTTAATTGCCATTAATTTTTCCTCCTTAAAAATTTGCATAATAAAAGCCGTACATTTCTGTACGACCTACTAAAGTGTTAATATTTGTTTGTGATTTATATGAAGTGATTACTTCTTAAAGATATCTCCGTATCTACCAGAGCGACTATTTCTACGAGTATTTGGATTACCGAATAACTGCATAGAATGGGATTTGTTTTCATTAGAACTATTTAATGAGAAATTGCCTACAGATGATACATAATCTGCAAAAATAACCTTTGCCTTTGTCTCTAAATCATCAAGAGAGTAGTTATCCATATTTTTCTTTAATTCTGTAAATGCTTCGTTATCAGATAATACAGAGTATTTTTCATCTGCAAGTAAAGACTCTTTCTTAGAATGAAGCTCGTTCTTTTCAACATTCTCCTTAAATGCCTTTAATTCAGCATAGTTAGAACGCATTGATTCGATTTCTGCGTATTCAGAATCTGTAAGATATGTTTTATGTAATGAGTATCTTTCTCCATCCAGTGCTACATTATCATTATCCTTTGTATACTTCTGACCATAGATTTTGCCACCATCCCAACTTTCATATACAAAATACGAATCATATACACCAGTAATGTAATACCACTCATTGTCAGCATCTTCATATGAAGATAAAAGGTTATAAAGCGCATAACGGATGTCATCGTGACTAATTTCAAAAGTTCTTGTTAATGCATTATTAATTTTCTTCTTTGATTCGTCATCATCAATAAAAGGCGTTTCATCTTCTGTGGTATCACCTTTTTCACTTTCATCTGGATTTTTCTCAGTAGGATTATTTTCACTTTCTTCATTCCCATCAGTAGTTGTTTCACTACCAGAAGGAGTATCAGCACCCTCACTTCCATCATCAGCAGAATCAGTTCCATCGAATGCTTTTGCAAATGCTTCGACTAATTCATCATCAGACATATTCTCATAATCAAATGTGATATCATCAACTGTCTTTTCATACTTTTGACATAATTCTTCAAATTTATTCAAGTTTTTGTTTCCTCCTTCCTTAAAATTGTTTGTATTATTGTCAAAACAAGCAGTCTCAAGTTTTTCAAGTCTTGCTTGTAATTCGACCATTTTTTCATTAAATTTAATTAAGCTATTATTTTCTTCACTGAAATCTTCAAGAGTTATCTTACTCCCAAGCATTCCCTCACCAATAGGTGTTCCATCTTTTTCAGAACCCAAGCAAGTGCAGCCTGCAAATTCAAAATTATCTAACTGTAAATATTTTTCTTTTGCATTGTATGAACACTCATAGATGATAAGCTCACAGCTTACCTTTGTGCCATTTTTCTCCCGAATAATATCAGCGCAACGAGTGTATGATTCAGGAATTGCTACACGAGCAACAACGTATGTTTTATCCATATCTTTGTCATATTCGAGATATGGTTCATCTGCTGTAAAAGTACCAACTTGTTTTTCGTCATAGATAACATTTTCATTTCCATCTTCATCTTTTTCTATATGATAATCATGTGAATGAAAATCCCATGTACCATCATCCAACTGATGAATATTCGCAAGCAGTGGAGAATATTTAAGACTAGGCATAGCTGCTTTCATAGAATCTTCTGAGATATAACTTCCATTACGATTTAATAAAGTATGACAGACACGAACTTTTGCATAAAGTTTATTATCTGCTGTTTCTTCAACATCAGCAGAAGAAAAGTCCTGAATTGCTTGTATAACAATAGGTTTACCAGATTCCTTTGAAGAAAAGTTATACATTTTCTTTTGTTCACAAAACCTAATTAAATCTTCAACTGTAAAATATTTTTTTTGCATTTCTTCCTCCTTTCTTGGCATAATAAATGCCACTCGAATAGGAGAGTGGCTAAATACTCAGCATGTTACTATACTGAATTTTCTTTTTATCTATATCATTATCCGAAAACTGGATCTTGCCAGTATTCAAAAAGGTATAAATACCATTTGTATTATCAACCTTCTGAAATCCAAGAGCTGATAGCTTTTTAGAAGTTTCAGAATCTGTTGTTTTTATAAAATTCTGTTTCATCCTGTTACTCCTTACATGTCATTTTTCCCTGACTCCCTTGTACTTTCTCCTTCGTCTGTGAGGTCTGTCACGTCTTTTTCTTGTCCACCACTATCATTAGAATTATTACCCGACTGAGTATAACTGCTTTGAAGTGGAATCCAAGAATTGTGTAATGAAAGTACATCATTTTCAAGAAATTGCATTCTAAGCACTTCCAATGGGCTAAAACCATCAAGTGCTGCAACAGCCATTTTTACAGGCACACCATATTGTGCTGATTCTATTAATTCTTTTTTCTTTTCATTTTTCATCCAAGGGGAAGTTTCAAGATATTTTACTTTTGCAGGATTTGAAAGATTATAAGAAAGATGCCTATTCATCCATATTTCAATTTCACCAAGAAGAGGTTTAATTGCATTCATCATATCCGCAATCATATGTGCTCTATATATTGTAGTTCCTTGTTTTTCATCATTTAAAACCAAAGAACCACCAGATATCTTAAAAAGATTACTCATAGATTTTTCAATCATATCTGTATCATCCGTTGTAGTTCCTTTGAATTCAATAGGTTCAATTGGAAGAGGAGAGATGCAAGAAGATACGCAATCTGGAAGAGATGCTTCAAGTTTCGCATAATAATCAAGAGCAACCTGAATATCTACCTCGAAATCATCTGGATTATCACTTCCTTGCATATGTTCAAGACGAGCTACAAGAAGTTTATATATTGATAATTCATCTTTTACAGAAACAAGTGATTGTAAATCAATAGTATCAATTAGATTTTCAAAGACACCAATATAAGGTGGAATACAGAGCTTTGGATCATCGCTTCCAACTTTAATACAAATTGTTCGTTCAGGATCTAATTCTTGCCATTTAAGAGATGAATCCCTATCATAAGAATTATATTTTTTTTGAAATTCAGAATCCCAATAGTCAAGATAATCCTTTCGCTGTTTAAAATAACTAAAATCAAAAGCAAAGTTATAACTGCCATCAGGATTGATAGAAGATATCTTACAGTATTCACCATCTAACAGATGTATGAAAAAACCTGTATCATCTTCATATATATATCCATAAGCAGCATCTTCAATCCATGCGGTTACAAGCATTTTATATATTTCAGAATGTAAGTGCATTTTATCAATTTCTACACAAGTATCATAATAATCTTTTAAAATTGTCTGAGTATTGTTATTTTGTGTAATATCAATATTTGGACTTACATTCATTGCCGTTAGGTCAACTAACTGAGCATTATAATTTACTAATCGTCTATATGGCTGTGAAACTCTATACAAAAATCGACTTAAATTACGTAATCTATTCTCGTTTGAGAACGGATTTTGCATGTAAGAACGAAGATTTTCTTTACTATAAATAGTATAACTTCGTGTCTCTGTTTTTTGTAAGTTGAGTAACTGCATAGCTTGTGATGCTTTGGCAAATAATTCCTTACGGTATTCCTCTTTAGAATAATTTCGCATCTGAGCCGCAGTTGTTTTAGTAGAAGAAGACGTATTGTTTGTCTTCTTAATTGTATTTGTAGTAGCAGGTGCATTAGCATCCGCTTTCTTTGTTCTTGGCATTTTTCGTTAATGCACCTCCTTTAATTAAACATTGAGAATCGCTTACCTTGACGGATTGGAAGTTTGTTGATAAGACTCTCGACATCTGTATTCTTTGGTTTTAATTTAAATCCTAAATCTTGACAAATTTTAAAATTGTATTCAAGAGATGAAAATCGGTCTTTACGCATTCCTGGTTTTTCTACAATTTTTATATTTGTTCCTTTTATCTCATGATCAAGATTTATTAATTCATTAACCATAAGAGATGTTTGTATATATGGTAATTTTAATAACGCTTGTTCCTTTGATGTCATCTTAGAATATCCACGAATCTTTTTTACCAATTCTTCTGCTTCAAATTCAGAAGTAAGCAGATTAATAGAACCATTCTGAAATCCTGCACGTAATGCAATGGCTGCCTTTGTATTAAAATCAGCAGTAGCTTTAATAGACCATACGACCTTATTTGCATTTCTAATTTTACATCTATCAGCCATATTATCATCATTAATACAAGTCATTGCTTCATATGTAACTCCATACTCAGCATCATACTGAGGTTTAATTATAAAATCATAAACGCCAATACCTTGTCCGTTAGTATCCAATACCAAATCTGTACAATTGAATTGATAAAATAATCTCATAACAAGAATACCTAACTCGTCTGTAGTCATTCCTTCATGTGTTTCTATATAAACAATATTAGATATATAATCATTTTTCTCTGTTGGAATAGCAGAATTAATTATAAGAGCAGCAGCATCATTATTATGCTTTTTACTTGCAAGCAAAGCTACATCGACAGACAATATTCGTTTTTCATTTGGAACTAATTCTGGAATTTTGATTTGATGATTTTTATAAATTTCAAGAGGATAGAAAGAATTTCGTATCTTTCTCCTTGGAGATATATCATCGAATTTAAAGAAAGCACCATCAGTATCACCATACCATTCAGCACCCATTTCCATTTTAAATGCAGTAGGATCAAAGTCTGCCTCAGACATTTCGTCCTCGACCTGCTCACGAGATAATAAACCTTCTCGTATAGCACACTGATAAGGTAAACCTACGCAAAAGTAACGCTTAGTATCATCAAGCATGTTTGCATAGTAAGCTTTTAATTTCTCAAAACTCCAATGAGACTTATACCACGCAGATGACATATACATTTCGATATTACGCTCCTGAAGGTGGGCATATTTTGGATTATTAAGATAACCAGGCGAACGTGGAGCTGTTAAGAATTTACGAAGAACTGTATTAATTGTATTCAAATCAACCATCCTGAACTCATCTACGACTATAAGCGTTGCTCTGTTATGACGAGCCGAGTCATTTGAACTAACGATTTTTATCCAACTACCATTACGGAAATCAACATGAGCATTATTTATTGAAGTAGAAATTTCAGAAATTTCAGAACGAAGATTGGCTGAACCCCAACCATAATTTTTCATAAAGTCATCATTTATCTTTTGAATGACCTCTAGTGATTGAGATTTATATCCAGAAGCCACACAGATTTTTGTCCCAGGATACAGGATACAACGCACAACACAGTACAAACTTGTCAACCATGTCTTGCCACTACCACGACTTGCAATATACATAAAGTTTGTACTAACCATCATCATGTATATTAAAATCTTTTGAAATAGCTTTAATTTCACATTTAGATATTCGAGTACAAATCTTTGTGGATTTTTCCTATAGAATGAAGCCCAATAAGCAACTCCTTCTAATACACGCTCAGATTTTTCTTGATATACTTCTTGTAATGACTTTTTCTTTTCTTTCTTCGTGGTAGCCATAATTATTCATCATCCTTGCTACCAAAAATCTTATCAAATAGAATTTCACTATCCGATTCCTCATCATAAGATGGTGGATTAACAGTATATTTTGCCATTACTCGTTCATATATATTTGAAAATCTGTTTTTCAGACCAAGCATTTTTGATGCGTGACCTCTATAAAAAGCATCTATGTAAGTACCAATTTTATCAACATCTGCAAGTTCTGGATCTATATCAGGAAGAGGGCGTGTTTCCTCATATTTCTGAATTAATGTACCCATTGTCTGAGCATCTGAAAATGTATCAAGTGTATTTTGTTTTGGCTTTAGATTACCTGTATCAAGCCATTGCTGATAAGAATAATCCAGATCTTTTGTAGAAGCCCCTTTTTTAATTGCATTACGCTTCATCAATTTAAGGATTGATAGATTTTGGAATGTTTCTTCCTGAGCCTTCTGTGAACAGTCATATCTCGAAATCCAGTCTTGGTACTCATTTTCAAGGAACATCAGTTCTTCATTATTATAATCCGTACCAAATCTCTTTTTTGCTGCACGTAATGTTTTTTGTACGATTTTTACATCTTCTTCTAGGTTATTTTCTATATCATCTACCGAGAATATCGAATCTTTATAAGTTTTTTGACTATAATCATTTAGACTTCTACAAATTACAATCCACTGTTGAACAGCAGTGCTTCTTATTTTTTCTCCTGTTTGTTCAGAGAGTTTTTGTAACTGCTCATTATAAACATTTTCATCAAAATACCAATTAAGTCTTCTAAATGTCTCTATAGTTTTCTCACGATTATCAGTTCGTATATTATTTTTTTTGTCATAGTCAGTACATTCGTTTAATATACATTCCTTACAAGCATAATGTTCAATACCATCAGGACTTATTTTAGAAGAGTAGAATGTAGCCGCACTTTTCCATTGTCCACAATGGCTACAATATATTAGCTCATTGTTCATAATACGCTGATAGAAATTTGCAAGCTTTTTATATTCATTTCGCAAATTCACAACTGTAATTTTCTTTAATTCAGCATCTGAAATTGGTTCTAAAACTTTAGCCATTGTTTCACCTTCTTTCCTTTTATTCCAATAAAAAAGAAGCCGCCTCATACGAAATGACTTCTCAAACTTTCCAATATTAAATTTCCAATGAAAGTGCAATTTACACACCTTCAAGACTTGAGTAGAGGAATTGAACCTCGCTTATACCAACGCCTGACCTTATATCATACTTAAAATCTGCGCATTCATTTCTTTCATATATAAGGCGAATGGATTTGAACCATATAAACAAGTCAACTGTCATCACAGTTTTAGTGCCACCTATACACCAGTATAGTCTAAGAATATGCACATATCTTAGTTGACACAAACACGCCCTGTAGGAATCGAACCCACATCTCTCAGATTTGTTTATTATACACTTTCTAAGCTAGTTCGAATTTTTTACACCATTTTCGTATAGTATTTCCGCTTACACCAAACTGCCTTCCAATATCTTCATAAGATCGATCATTAATTTGGGTTTTTAAATATTCTTTATCACGATATAATAAAGAAGTATCTTGATTTTCATATCTAACTATTGCAGCACATTTTTTACAATAAGTACTCTTTTTAGAAGAAACAATTATGCCACATCTCTGACAGTGATAAAACATTTTTGTTTTTATATTCTTTCCCGCATAATTATCAGTTTGTGAATGACAATTTGGACATAGAATTTGTAAATTGGGTAATATATTATTTGTGTTATTACCGTCTTTGTGATGTAATTGAAATGATATTTCATTCCCTAGCCAATTCGTTATTCCACAAATTTCACATCTTTTCTCTTTTAAACCTTCTGCAAATAATTTGTTTTTTAATTTATACGAAGAACATGTAATTCCATTTATTAAATATTCATAAACACTCTTTTCTTGATTTGAGTGATTAGAATAATTTTTATTATTTTTTCTATTTTTATTTAATTTACTTACATCTAATTTATATTCATCAATAATTTTATGTAAGGTTTTATAGTTGCCACTACCACTATTTGATGATAGACCAACATAAGATAACACTTCCGAAAAACTATGCGACCTATTTAAAATATCTTGTAATTCATCTTTTGTATAATTATCAAAAACACTTTTCATTATTTTACCTCCATATATTTCTACATAATTATTCTCAATTAGAAAAGGTGATCTACTTATTTGCAGACCACCTATCTAATAATTCATCAAGTTCTTTAGTTTTTATATAAAGCCAAAACAGTTTTTTACTATTTGGATTCAATGCTGCTAATTTATATCTCATTCCATTATCTCGTAAATAATTACGAAGTGGAAGAGAGTAGCAAGTATAAAGTTCTACATCCATATATTTCACCTCGATATTTTATAATTAAGTCTGATATTCTAACCAATTAAACTAAAGACGTATATAATAAAAGAACCATCTCATATGAAACGGCTCTTTCTCATTTCATATTTTGTTACTCTTTTAAATGATTATCCTCGGATGGAGTAGTAGTCTTAATTTCATCAACAGTAACTCCAACATTATATGTCACATCAGCAATGACACGAATATTCTCAAACCCAATTGTCTTATCAAGTTCAGCAATTGTATTCTGTAATTCATTTACATCTTCAGTAGAATATTCAGTAAATGTAACTGTAGAACCTGTAGTAGAAGTAGTTCCGTATATCTCCCAAAGGTTCTTTAGCTTTGTCTGTGTATTTTTAATTAAAATTTTATATGTCATATACTATTTCCTTTCTACAAATTAGATTTTATTATTTTAGTACAGATAGTGAGACTTGAACTCACACGGTATTATTACCAGATGACTTAAAATCCTCTGTGCCTGCCTATTTCACCATACCTGCTTATCTTAAGGCAATTATAATGATCTGTAGGAGATTTGGACTCCTGTTGCCGCCGTGAAAGGGCGATGTCCTAGACCGCTAGACGAACAGACCTAATGTGGGCATCTCACCCACTGAATCAGCATAAAGCACTAACTAGCTGATCTTGGACTGTACACATCCAGTTATTTAAAATACGGTCGCTTATCAGCAACTCGATTTATGCTTCCATGCACTTGTTTTTCTTGCTAACCAACGCACAAGAAGAGTAAGTGACAACTCGTATCAACCAAATTACATTGCGCTTATGTATTGATACTCCACTAATTTATCCAGTTGCAACGCCACAACGGACTCGAACCGAAATCTTCTCTCTATAGGAGAGACGCATGATCCTTTCATGCTGGTGACCTGAATAATATATTATTTGATCATTCCTAACTCGTACTTATAGTACGTCAAATGCATAACATGTGTATGAACAACCGTTTACTTTATCATTCTCCGCATATTTTCAGTCTTCGGAACAAAGACCACTCGATAAGGTTTAATGACTCTTATCCGTCAAAATTCCAATTGTAAAAATCAGAAAAGACAATTTGCCATTTCTTACAAAACTCTGTGGGCAGTTTTAATCTTAATAATGGTTCTCATTAACGTAGAGAGGCACGAACATCTTCTCATTTCTGAAGGTTGAGAGTAACCGATAATCCTAGATGTCGGTAGGAAAGAAGTAGGACTTACAATACTACATGAATAGCAAATGCCAAGATGTGATACTTATGTATTCTCTGTTTGGTTGCCCACTTAAGGGTTCTTTTATTTATTCTCTACATTGTCGTCACCGTTTTATATATGCTTTTCGTGTCTGTTTATAAGGGCTTCATTTGGAGAATACAGTGCTATCGGTCTGTTAGTCCGCCTGATTTTCACAGAGCCTTGTTGAGTTCTTATGGTTTCAGAGCATTCGGCTGTAGGTATATGAGTTTGTTACCCTTAATATTATTCAATCACTTTGACATAAATCATCTTAACATGCTATGATGTAAAAAAAGAAAATTTTATAAGGAGTATATATTGGACACAATATTTGAAATATTTAAGACCATTTTTCCTGCTATTATTACTGGAATTTTTACATTCCTAGCCACTAAATATACGTATAATAAAAATATACCTTTAGACAAAATGGAGATAGCATATGATAAAATATATAATCCTATATATCATATACTATTACAAAATAATTCTAATAATATATGTACAAATCAAATCAGCTTAGATATATTTGTCATTTTAAATAAATATAATGATTATGCAGATCGATCGACACTTCACGCATTTGATTTATATCGTAAAAATAGAGATAAAGATAGTTTTATAAATTTTAAAAATAACATCAATAATAAATACATATATCTTCGCAAAAGACTTGGATATTTAGAACCTAATTTGATACAAGCGTATACATATTCTTCAAAAAATGAAAAATCTGTTTTACGATTAGTGTTAGAGTGTACTGTCGCATACATAACAATGCTCGCATATGCATTGTTGAGTGCATTAGTTCACACAGTTATAACATGGATAGCTTTTAGTTTAATATGTATCATTATAATTGAGTTATTAACTTTATTTTTTAGGAATATTTTAATTTATATCAGGAAAATTATAAAACATATAAAATCCAATAATAAATGTCGTAAAAATTGACATATTTTGACAAGAAGTGTCATATAATATATAATAGAAAGGACAAGCAGTTATTCAAACATCTTTGTTTTGGCTAGATAGAGATGGTTAGGCGGTTAAGTCACGTCAGAGTAGTGATACTCTGTTTATATAGATATCCTCATGACACAATGTAGGAAATACTTACAAAGGAGGATAATACGTGACATTTTGTGAATTACTAATTTTTACATTAGTGACTGGCATAGTAAGTGGTGTAATTGCTACATACTTAGTCAGATTGTTCGATAAACACAAAAATGACCGCCACGGCAAATAGCGATCATTTCCTTTGTGTTGATATTGTTATATTAGCCAAATAGTGTTCAATATTGGCTTAACCGTCTAACGGATAATTGCTTGTTTCTTTTGACTTGTATTGTAACACATAAAACTGTGTGGTGCAAGAGGGAATTAGACAAAGTATTAGACAAAAGCTTCATCGGCATCCTCAGTATCTTGGTTAGAAAGCAAACTTATCTTTATTCTCTTTCACTTTCTTTTTATTTACAGATAAATAATGCTTAACAGTAGTTTCCGTACTAGAATGATGGAGTAATTCAGCAATATCCTGTAATTCCATACCAAGTTCTTTTAAAATGTTACTTCCAGAATGTCGTAAATCATGGTCATGAAGTGTAGGAACACCAATCATTCTACCTGCCTTTTTACACCAATCATTTAATGTACCACCCTGAATACATTTTTCATCAGTTACATAAGGAGTAATAAATACCCAACCATGGTCATTTATATTATTTTCTTTTCTGTACTCGATTAATTTTCTTAATAGTCCTTCAACTTCTTCTGAGAAATACAAATCAACTATTTTTCGCTCTTTCTCTAATACATCTGTACACATACGCTCATCAAGATTAACCTGTTCCCATCTTAAATGAGCCATAGCATTTACTCTAGCCATAGTAGATAACCCAAACATGATGTATGTCTGTAATTGTATATCTCCATATTCTTCAAGCTTTTGACGTAACTCATTTACTTGCTCAATGGTCAAGAATGTTTGTTTCATAATAGCCTGACCTTGTTTTGGGCGTTCCAAAAACTCAGTAGGTGATTCTTTGATAAGCTTTTTCTTTCTTAAAAATTTATAGAAAGCAGAAATTGATGACATTACTCTACGTTATCTGCAAACATTATTACCTTGCTGTTTACGCCAGTAAAAATATTCTTCGAGATCTTCGTCTGTTGCATCTAATACAGATAAATTGAATTGATTATCATACATGTAGATAAACCATTGTTTAAGGTCTATATTATAAGCTTTTATTGTGTTTTCAGATAAATCACGAATAGACATGTCTACTTGATATTTTTGAAATAATTTCAAAGTATCAGGATTTATATGTTCAAGTTTATCTTCATCATACATTACAATTCTTTTGCTTCGTTCTGCCATTTTTCTCACTTCCTTTCATAACAAAAGAAGCAGTAGTACCAATTAACTAACTGCTTCTTGTCGCATTTTTATATATTCATCTAATTGTTCTTTTGTATTATTATGCTGTCCGTATAATCTATGAAAACCATATTCTGATTTTAAACTATGACAATTAAAACACAGCGTAATTCCATTGTCTATATCAAACCTTAAATCTTGATTATCGCTAAAATTTTTAATATGATGTGCATTTAATTTTCCACCATGTTGACCACAACATTGACAAGTATAATTATCCCTTTCAAAAACAGATTTTCTCCAATCAAAATATTCTACTCGACCTCGTATACGAGAATTTTCAGAAGTTAAAAATCCTGTAAATTCTTCTCTTGAAATACCTTGTTGTCTACACGAAGCCAATATACGATTTTCTTCATCATTTGCGATTTTACGAGCTTTTTCAATTCCACCTTTTTCATAATAATAATCTATCATTCGTTCGGATTGCGAATATATAGGAATATTATATTTCTTTAAAAGAGCACCAATAGTAGTATCTCCAAGGTTATAAAATTGTCCTATTTCGAGAGTGGTCATTTTTTGTTCTATGTACAAATCATATAATTCCTCTTTAGTAATATTTTTAGTTTTTCTTCCATTTTTAGTTGTAAATCCAAAATCATGTATATACTGTCTCAATGTTCTTAAATTAAGACCAGTTTCTTCTGATATCTGTTCTGCTGATTTATCAAGAATGATATATTCATTATATAACCAATCTTTATCTCTATAAGATGTATTTGTTATATTTGTCTTTTTATTAACATTAAATCGTCTAATATAAGATGCTTTTTCTTTCTTACAATCTGGATTGGAACAACATATCTTATTACAAACAGTTCCATTTATTTGTCTGTAAACATCATAATATTTTAATTTGTCTAATTTGCCACAATAATCACATTTAATTTCTACTAATTGATGAGAGCGATATGACAAATCTTCTACATTTGCATTAATATAAGCAGTGGTATCTGCTACGATTTTATTTTTATCACCTTTTTTTCTTGGTATTTTATATCCAAGCTCTTCAAAATGTTTCCAATTTGCACTACTAATTTTAACTTTTACTTTTTGTGGTAATATTAACCCCATAATTTATTTTCCTCATTTCTCCTCATTCCATAAAAATAGGAGAGAAGTGCGAATGAGGTTACACTTTCGTCAGGCTCATGACTTCCCAACTATCTCTCCATAAATCCCACAATCAGCTATGACACCAATCATGAGTACAAATATTTATTCTCCGTTTTCTATAAAGTTCGTTGCCGATTTAACATCTCCTAATCCGTATATAAAACATCGAATTAATGGGACACCTGAGAATCGAACTCAGCGAGAACCAAACACGCCCCATACAAAAAGAGTGTGTAGCATACACCACACACTCCCATATTTCTTATTAGTTAATACCAAAACGATTCATCTAATTTATCCAGATAACACTCATAGTTCATTAACCGCTTGTAAATCTCTGGAAATGCGTCTGCTATATCAAGCCAATCATTTAATGAATCATAAGTCTTCTGAATTTCTTTTGTCTTCTTCTCGAACTCTGCCTGAGACACCTGCTTGCCATTGATAGAATAGTATTCTTTATCAATTTCCTTGCAATCACAGTGGTCACAGTCACCATCACAATTATCATCACCAATACTGACTTCATATACTACCTTAGACTGGATACGTGAAATAATTTTTGAATTACAATTATCCATTACATAACAAACTACTCCTGTAACATATAAGTATCCATTTTCACGTTTAACAGGTTCACACCAAATACCTTCATGATCTAAAGAAATAAGATACTCATCATTGTAATTATCATGATCTGGTCGAGCGAAATCTGAAATATGAGCCAGATCGTGACCATTCTCTACTAACTCAGCAATGATATTCTTCGCATCTTCATACTTTGCAATAATTTCTACACAATCCAATGTTTTGTCCATATTAGAGTCAAAATATGTATTTTCAATATCTACAACTAATTCCGTATAGTCTGTAAAGTTTCTTTCAACAATATCTGCTTTTATGTTAATCACATCCCCTCAAATTAAGCATTCTTGACTGCATTTTTAAACCCTGTTAATGCATGAAATTTTGGACTCTTAGAAGCTGCAATCTCAAGTGCCTCGCCTGTTTTTGGGTTTCTGCCCATACGTGCAGCTCTCTCAACAACCTCGAAATTACCGAAACCTGCAAGAGATACCTTCTCACCTGATGCTACTGTATTAACAATTGTCTCAAGGACTATATCTACAAGAACTGCAACATCCTTCTGTGTTGCTCCATCAATCTGTCCTGCTACATTTTTTACTAACTCTGTCTTATTCATATTCTTTTAATTCCTTTCATTCACAATTAATATTTTTATTTTTCAATTAAAAAGAGGGTAGCGTCCATATAAGGTACACTCCCCCAAATTGGCTTCGTCAGCCCAAAACCGAAGTTATTCCCATTTATTAATCGCCTGTTGGGTTCAGGTCTGTTTACATCATAGTCGTGACTCTACGATGTTTATGTGAACCGAACTACTCAAAAGTAGAAGAGTAGCCCTATTTCACAGTCACTTATCATGTTAAAAACTATGTATCTCCGTACATAGTCTACTTTGTCGTAAAATAATTAATCAATTTAATTGAATATCATACAAGCAAATCAATCCATTTTCTCCAATAACAGAAACTGTCTGTTCTGGCTTATTTGTCTTGCGAATTGACATAGCGTATGCATCTGACCCAGAAACACAACCTGACTGTATTACTTTTGTATCATATACTGTTTCCATAGCATTAGTGTGTCTATGCCCTAACAACACAATGTCTGGCTTTATATTGAACATCATTGTAAAATTCTGTACAACATTACTTGGTGAATCCTTGTGTCCATGAGCAGCAAACACATTATTTCCACGGATATTAAACATTGCTATTTCAGGTTCAACTGTATTATCACAAATTGTAATATTTTCAACATTCTGCATTCTTGCCTTTAAATAGAAAGGTAAGAGTACATCCATGTTTTCACCATCTAAAGCTTCTTCTTTTTTAGGAGAGATCCTAGAGTGATTACCAGGAGTTGTATATACATAGATATGATTAAAGTGATTTGCCATGCGAGAGAGCATAGCAGAAATCAACTCTGAAACATATTTGAACTGTTCCATAAGATCCATATTATTCTGTAATCGAAGATTATTGTGAATAATTCCACTAAGAATTTCGCCAATAACTAAATAACAATTTTCTGACTCATGCATACCACGAATATCTAAAATATCAGAAGTAAATTTTTCAATTCGTTTCTTTAAAATATCTTCATCGAAATCATTCTTCCAATTATGTATCTCAATACCGCAATGGACATCGGTGAGATGACACAGTAAATCAGTCGAACTATTAAACAGAGTATAATGTACTGGGATATTCATAGGTTCAACATTTTCACAAATAATTCGTTTTACCATATCTACATAAGATTCTTTACGAGCTTCCTGTCTAATGAGTCGATTGTATTCAACTCTTGCATCAGAAAGCTTAATCTTTTCCTTACGCATTTTAATTAACTCAGAATTATCTGAATTATTTTCTTTTTCTACTGGTTCATTAACCCATCCAGCGTCAATATACTCATATAATAATTTACTACCTTTGCGTACTGTATCTCTGTGCTCTAAATCACCATTAAATTCAGAACGAAAGTCAGCAACATCTTGCCACTCTAAATTTTCGTCTGTTCTTTTTCTCTTGAGTAAGTTTAATTGTTCTCTAAGAAATTCATTCTTCTCGATGTCGTCCACCGCCTTACTCTTCAGAACCTTCCTCTACAGGAAGTTCAAATGTGATCTTGAAACCAATTGACTCAAATGGAATTGCATCAATTACCTGCTGAGATAAATCTTCACCAGTTTCCACATCTACAAATCTTAAATCCTTTACAGAAATATTGTCTAATTTAATTGTTTTCTTAGGAGCAGTAATTTTCTCCTCTGATTCAGTAATTTTAACCATTATTCCTTTTTCTCCTTATCAACTAAAATAGGAGAGCAGTGTGCTCTCCTTAAATAATTTCATCCAAACTTGTAATAATTTTGCTACATAATCCGTATTCGATTGCCTCATTTGCATCTAAGTACCAATCTGTCGCAAAATTTTCGTAAAATATATCTTCGGGTATAGTTGTCCTAGATAGTACAAACTTTCCAAGATTCTCAATTTCTCTCTGATAATTCATAATTGCTGATACGACAATATCATATGTTCCTTCAAATGAACCTGCTCCCTGATGAATTAAAAACTGGGCATTTGGGAGAGTATATCTTTCATGACATGAAAGATATATGAAACAAGCTGCACTTGCAGTCATGCCACAGTTTATACCAATTACCTTTGTTTCAGATAAAGCAATAGTATCAACCAACATATTATTCACATTTAAGTCACCGCCTGGCGAAAAGAACAACAGTTTAATTGGTTTTCTATCTTCTTTTTTAATGCCAGCATCTTTATCATCTTTGTTCCACTGCATAATATATTTAGCATATTCTATTGAATAATCATTAATCTCATCATCAATCCATAAAATCCTATCTTCGTAATTTCTATAAAAAGTAAGAAGCTCTGGATTTGGTAATTGCATATTCTCAACATCCTGTGGAATTGACATATTCAAATAACTTGTCGCAAGTTTCTTTTTATTCATAGGCATTTAGCCTCCAATTTTAGAATATTTTCCTATAAAGGTATAATCATGTCCTTTTCAGAACACTTCACTTTATAACACTTATCATTTTTAGATATTTCTTCTCGTAAATGTTCTTTTAAACAATTTTTTGCTTCTGTAGCCCCATGTACCAAAACAAGCTGATTTGTATTCAAGTTACTGCCAAATTTTAATAAATCATCAAAATTAGCATGGGAACTGAACGTGCTCATCGTTATACAATCTGCTCTATTAGGGACAGGAACTTTATTTATATTGATTGTTTTATGGGCTTTGCCATTTTTTATTCTATATGACAAATAAGAATCATCTGTTCCTACAAATCCAGAGAAACAAATCATAGAATTGATATCACGTAAATACTTATCAAGATAAGACAATATCCTCCCATTTGTGCAAAAACCACTACTTGAGATTACAATTTTAGGTATAGGATCATTTACCCATGCCTTCGATTCTACCTTTTCACGCACATATTTTACATTTTTCCAATTATAAACTTTTGTCCATAATTCACAAAAATCTGAGTCAAGAACATCTTCGTAAGCTTGACATATATCACAGGTTAGCATTGAGTCAACAACTATATCTGTTTTAAAATCTTCATTTTCTCCAAATAGGAGATATAGTGTTGTTAATAATTCCTGAGATCGTGAAAATGAGAACGCTGGAAGAATAATAGAACCTTGCCTTTCCAGTACCGTTTCTATAGCAACACGTAGATGTTCAACATCGAATTCACGAGTTTTCTTTGTAGCCCTAGTATTTAAACCGTAAGTTGATTCCATTATTGACACATCAGAAAAGGTAATTGGGATTTCTGTATTTTCTACATAATGATTTTTAGTATCTAACGCTCCAATATCAGAAGTATATAGAATTTTCTTTGTTTTTATTCCATCATTTAAAATAAGCTGTAACTGTGCAGCTCCTACACAATGAGAATTTTTAAACCATTGAAAACTAATCACATCATCTAATTTGTAAACATGATTATACTCATTATATACATAAATATAGTCCAGTGTTTTATACACATCTTCTTCAGTATATAATGGTTCGTATTCTCTATTATATCTTTTTGATAAAACTCGTGCCTCATCATTTACAATAAAAGCACAATTAAGTAATAAATATTTCGACATAACCGAAGATGGGTATGTCATAATTATTTTTCCATGAAATCCTTCTTTAATAAGACGGGGTAATAATCCGATATGATCAATGTGCGAATGTCCAACAAACACGTAATCCAATTCATCAGGCTTAAATTTAAATTTTTCTGAATTTGCTTTATAAGCTGCCAAATATGAATTATCCTGTAATAAGCCACATTCAAGTAAAATTTGTTTATTTGCAAATCTTATATAAATCATTGATCCAGTAACATCTTTTGCATTATTACCACAAAATAAGATTCCATCATCTTTTAGTTTCGCTTTTCTTGCGATTGTAAAAACCACCTTTCTGTTTTAGTTTCATCCACAAGTGAAGAAAAGTGGAAGAGTAGCGTGACTCTGACTCGAACAGACCCTCTAGTTTATGAGACTAGTGTGCACCTTTACACCTTACCGCAAATTGGAAATGTAAGACTTGAACTTACGACCTCATGATCCCAAATCATGTGTTCTACCAAACTGAACTAATTCCCAAAAAGAGTGCAGTAGTTATACCTTCAGAACGAAAATACAACTACTGCTAAAAGAAGAGTTGTTTTTATGAAATGTATTATCTGTTTGAAAACGCCTTGATTTGCTACCCGTAGGCATGAATCCATATATCTTCCACAGAATGTATATGGTACAGGCTCGCTTGCTGCACTTACCTGGTTTGGCGCACACATATACAAGTTTTTCACATAGCGTCACAGCAATGATTTATAGCTATATGTTAGACGAAATATTATAATGTCTCTCGACAATTATATATTCTCTGTTTTATCAGCTAGGAAAAGCTGATTTCATTGTTTTTAGCCTTACGGCATAGCCCTCAATTAAGAGGGCTTTTCTTTTGTAATAAAAACGATCGTTGCATATTTTTATTCCGCATTTGCATTTAAGCGGAGAGGATAGTTGTGTTGGTATTGTACTAAGTACACGCAAATTTACGCTATTATACATAGATAAAGTTTCATTGCCCACTTTCTCCTCATAAGTTCACTTAACTACAACTGCTACAACCGTTGATTTTACTAGCTTTTTGATATAGTAAAATAATTAAGTCTGTACAAAAAATGTGCATTTTAACAATTTTTTGAAAAACATTTTAGCAAATTTGCTGAATTTACATGATATAATACTTTTAGCAACAATGATTTATTTTTATTAAGAACAGAAGATATTGTTTTTTGATTACGAATTGAACCAGGAAGAATTTTGAACGAACGATCAATCATCCAAGAAAATAACCCAAGATAATTCTTCGATATTTTAATTGATTGTATTTCGCAAATTATATCATCAAAATCTTTTCTAAGTAATAAATAATCCTCATTTTCTGCATCATCGTTTATTTCGTATAATTTCAATGAATATTTTGCTATAATTTCTTCAACTTTTCTACAAGTACGAATATTACTTTTCATTTCATATTTAACAAAAAAATGACACATTGGTAAAGTGGTATCTACATTGCGAAACTTCATTAAATCCAAATCATATAAGTAATTCATAGGACATTTTAAATCTTTATTTATGTTTTTATCATTAAATCTATGTTTGATTATTTTCCAAAAAGAAGGATAAAGATTTGTCTTAATATCCATGTCATCTTTTATTCTTTTAATCTCACCAGTTAAGTCAATATCAAATCTTCTTTTTGCATTATCAATAGCAACTTGCGCTAAAACACTCAATATGCATACATAGTCAATGTATTTTTTATCATCAAAATTGCAAGCATATGTTTGAGCAATTTGAGCCAAATTACTTGATTCCCCAATATCCAATTGTGATTTTGCTAAATTGTTGTCAATGCCAGCATAATCATCCATTGATTTACCATATATATTTTTTTCCTTTGGAATATTGTTTTTAATTGTAGGATAATTCTGATAACAGTTTCTTGCATGTTCAACAATATCAGACTGATTTGTTGTATATCCGCTATCAGAATCTTGATCGCTTCCATTATTTCTATCCTGAAAATCTGTTCCATTCATATTTACTGCAATGCACTGTTTTCCAAGATTAAAATATTTTTCAAGATTTTTATGGTATACATTGTGAAGATATGTAAGATTATTTTTGCTATTGAAAGGACTTCTAAAGAAAGCTAGATATTCGCCACTATTAAATCTTTCAGTGTAACATTGGATTGTATTGTTTTCTGTAAAGAATGTATTATCATTATCCACATCAGATTCGTTTCCAGTAGCGGCATATAAAAGCATTGCATATGGAGATCCAACTATTACTAGATTTTCTGCATTTTGAATGATACGTCCACTTTTCATATTTAACACGTATCCTTTAATAATAGCTTTTTTTCTGTCACGAAAGTATGAACTTCTTACAAAATCTGGATTTTGATTACACAAAGCAATTAAAACTTCATAATCATTTGAAAAATTTTTATTCTTTTCAAGATATTTCAGAAACTCAGAATTGTCCTGTTTGAGTTTATTAATATACTCAACACTTTCTTTTACAACATTTGGCATTATTTCTTCATCAAGAGAGTTCACCATTTGATAACTCATTCTCTGAACTTCACCAAGCTTACTTTCATGTGCTGTCTTCACAATGCCAAACATGCAACCATTTTCATAAACTCTGTCACACCAATATTCATACGACTTATCAAATTTCAACCATTTCATAGCATTGTCAGTTGTGATCAACTCAATATCCTTGACAAAATGCTCAACTCCAAACATATCTTTTACAATGGCAGAGTAATAGTTTTCTCCAAAATAATCTCTGAAAAACTGTTGAATATTTGTACTGAACGCTGCCATTTTACAAAAATGATGTCTTAATAGGATATATCCATTCCCCCAAGTTGGAAAAATACTAGAATCAATTAGAGCTTGTCCATCAAACATTGTATTCTTCAATTCATAATTATCAATATGTTTTGCGTAACAATGTTTATTTTCATCAGTCTCAATACTGACAACTTTAGTAAAAAACGACCTGTCAACATCTTTTAATATTAAAATATTCTTGGGATTAATTTTGACTTTACCAACAATGGCACTTGATATAAGTGGGGCATATGCACTGATTTCGACTGTAGGAGAATTCCTTTTCGGAAGCCGAATGCCCATATATAAGAATTTAATTGCTTTTTTATAAAGACGATCACATATAAACATACATGATCCTTTTTTCGCTTTTCCTGTACTTCTATAAAGCATTTTATAATGAATAATTTCTCGTTTTATAATATCACCATTTTTCTTTCTGGTGATATATTCAACATTCACACCATCATTGTAAAATAACTTTCTGATTTCTTCCTTGGTATGTTTATGGTAACGATCTTTATTTTTATTTGCTTCTTGAAATAATTGTGAAAGTTTTTTGCGCTTATTTCTTTGCTTTTGAATTTGGCTTTTGTAACCATATGATTTTGCTAATTTGTATTCAGTTCTAGCATTTTTGGCAACTTTTTGTAAATGTGCAATTTCTTCTTCATATGAACGAGAACCAAAGTTAAATTCTAAACAAATTATATCTCGTGTAGATTCTTCCTTCCATACTTTTAATCCGTTTTCTTTTAGAAAGTCACTAAAAAGGCTATTTGTAAACATTGCATCTTTATACTCATAATGATCTCTGACACCATTGTTATACTCATAAAGAGTGCTTGCTTCAATGTTTTTAATTTTGATTCCAAATTCACTCATGTATATTATATCACCACCTGTTTATTCATTTAAAATTCCTCCTTGCATTCATCATTTATCGGATTATTCTCTTCATAACACACATGCAAAGATTCACAACCAGTACAATCAACCATATTACTCATCGGACACTCTGATAGAGGAAGAGTCGCTGCCATATTATACAAATCTTCGCTATTATATTTATTCTCCATAATCGTCCTCCGTCATTTCATAAATCCTATAACCTAGAAAAATAGCCATATCTTCAGTTCTATCAAAACAGTCTACATGGGCATATTGTCCAACATCATTTCGCACATATTTGTCTCCAATGCAAATTTCTTCGCCACATTCGGCACATATAACATTGCTTTTATATTCTCTATAATTAGGGCATCCTGGAATATGATGAAGTTGTCCGCAATACTCACATGTACAGTTCATAATATTCATTTATTTAATTCCTCTCTAGTAACAATTTCCAAGCCTCTATCGAAACATTTTTGTTCAAGATCGTAGCGATCCATGTAATATTTGAATGAATCGTGATCATTTAATTTCGATACTTCCTGTAATATATCATTACGGATAGAAGAGGAGTCTGAAGCAAATTCGACATCTTTATATTTTTCCATGAGATCAAATAGCTCTACACTATTTTCTTTTAAATATAATGTAGTCATATATTTTTCTGTCTCTTTATTCCATTTAGCAATAGCAATCACTGAATAATTCCTATTATGTAAGTCAATTTTTATGCAAATTGTTCCCATATTTTCGTATCTAAGCATTTTTAATACCTCTCTTATATGTATATTGATCGTAAACTTTTCCTAAACGGCATGATTGATTGAATCGCATATCTGATTCAATTCTCGTTGCAATATTGTGGGAAATAGCGTTAGTAGTGTCAAAATCTGACTCGTAGATCAGCCCTCTATATTCTGATGGATCTACATAAATTTTTGGTGTAGTATAATTCATATAATTTTTTGTTTCCTTTCTCTGTTAAATATTTTTCCATTCGCATCGCTCCTTTTATAGTGTTGCGTTAATTTGTGTCATATGTTTATTCTCTTATTTACAATTCGTTTTCTAATAACTTAATAATCTTAGTTTTTACGTTATCAGAAAATAAACAATTTTTATCAGACTCTAATAAATCTAATACTGTTTGATATGAAATATTGGATGATTTTAATGTGTTAATATAATGTTCTTTGTTCTTGAACCATTTTGTGCCAATTTTATATAATTGATTTGAATCACCTATTTCATTTGTTCCTGTAATTTTTACCATTCTTCCCATACTTTTATTCTCCTTTCATTTTTGTTAAATATCTTATTTCACCAGGCACGTCATCCTTGTTGTATATTCTCTTTCCATAAATTCTTTCTAATTCGATTAAAACAGAATCACCTTCTAATTCCATTGGATCAAGAGCATATACATTTCTTGTAGGAACAAACACACCTTCTTCTTTTTTATTCTCCACAAACATATTTCTTCTTATATAAATTAGTTTATAGGATTCTAAAACAGATAATCCGTTTTCAACTGTTGAGATAGAGGTATCTAATCCTTTGGCAATTTGAGATTTAGATGGAAAAGAAATCTTAGCAGGTGCAATATCTCCTGGATAATTCATGATAAATTGCTTTATATAGAGATAAATGCCCAATAGAATAGATTTATTAATTTTAGATGAGAGAGAACAGATTTTTTCATATTCAGAAATAGTAATCTGTACAAAACTGTCCTCTGTAAAAAAAACATTACGTTCATAAGATAATTGAAGATAAAATAAATCATTTGGTTTAACAACAAAAATGTCTGTATTACAGCTTGCATAACCTTTGTTTATTAGTTCTGTTTTAATAATTTCTCGAAAATCAGAGTATATGGATTTATTATTTGTTTTTGTAGAATATCCAATTTCTTGTAGCAAATCATTAAGTGTGAGAGTAACTTGTCCAAATGTTTGTACATGTTTCCTTAGATATAATATGATGAGATAGTATTTTAAACCTGAAATACCTTTGTGATTTTTGATTTCTTTTTTTGAAAATCCAACTGATGTTATTTTTTTATCTTTTTCGGATAGATAAATATAGTTGTCGATTTCAATCGCTCCTTTCGTTAAAAAATTCTGTGTGAAAATTTTCCCAAAGATTTAACACTACCTATTAAGTTTGTGTGAAAATTTTCCCAAAGGGGTACTTAATTCTGTGTGAAAATTTTCCCAAAAAGTAGGTATATAGTATAAAAGCATAAAGAGTTATATAAAAAAGCATAAATATATAAAAAAGTATAATAACTTCGTAAATGGTCTAACGCCCATTTACTCCGTAAATCATTTGGGTGCATATGAGATGTACCTATATGATTATTTTTCATTAATTTTCTCTCTGATTAAGATTCATATATTTATCACTAAATTCAGTATTGAAGACTGGCAATCTATCATGGTACTGTTCATATATTTCTTTACCAGACATGTGAGTTGTATATTTCCATCCATTAGGTAATTGTTTATAAATAGTTTTGTCATCTACAATACTTTTTTCTTCACTGAATCTATCACCTATCTTGCCGCAAATAGAACAGTAGCTACTTAATTCTGTATGAAGATTATTCTTTCCCATAAAAGAAAACTTATATCTTATAATACATTCCTCATATTGATGTTTGTGCTTTGATTTCTTCTCAATCTTAGAAATATTACTTCCTGTATTCTTCCTGTACTTTGATATTTCTTGATCAAAATTGTTCATAATTATTCCTTTCGATGATAAATTGGTTGTATAATAGATTTTTTATTTGGTATTAAAATCTTGTTGTGAATTCAGTAATTTCCTATGGCTAGGATAGTGATTAGATTATAATAATTGGGTTATCTCCATCTGGTAATGGTAAATTAAATGTACTAGGTTTTATCATTTGTATTAGAGTGATACATCTGTAGTACATTACTTCTGTTGTTGATTTTAATTTACGGCTATTCCCTTTGTAAGATTCTAACACTGTTGGTTGAAAGAGATACATTGCTAATGATGAATCTCTTTTGATTGCTTCTAATACTGTTGGTTTTATGTATACCTTAAATATAAATTCTATTGGAAGTAACGAAACTTGAATATTTCCTCTTCTGTAACATGAATTGTAATATGAACTAAGTGCGTCTAATTTTGTTTCATGCTTAGATTTATCATAGTATCCTTTGCAAATCAGAATTATATCTGTCATTGTTTTATTGTCCATTTTGATGTCCTCCTTAATAATTGATAGTTATTTATTCTCTATTTCTACACATCTATTAATATAATTATTGTAACCTGCCTGAAGAATGGCTTCTGTTTCTTCTATGATTTGATAAAAGAAACTTGGCTTCTCGTAATAAATTCCTTTTTCTTTATCTATAGGAACATGATCTATTTTAGTCTTTGAGTTTTCTTTTATTAAATGATAGATTGTCATATCTTCATCAGTAATTACACCTTCAATATATCTTCTAGTAAGCCTGTTTATAATATGATCACTGTGGGTTTCAACTATTGTTATCTGTGATCGGTTCATTAATTCAATTATTTTGTCGGCTATCTCTAATTGTAGAATAGGATGTAATGCGCATTCTGGCTGCTCTAATATAACTACACTATTGATCATAATATTATGTTCTATATCTGCCAAAGCAATAGAGCATTCTTTCCATTTAAAATATTGTGCTGAAGAGTATTGTGATCGACATTGTTGTAGAATTGTTGTTTTACCAGTATTGTTATAACCAGTTAATACTGTTAATGGTGTTAAATTTAATGTTTGTGTTTCAAAATATGTAGGTAACTGTATTTTAAATGTTGACATAGTATTATGTTCCTTTCTGTTGATTAATCTTTCTTATTTTTATTCTCTGTTTGTGTTGACATATATTTAGTAATTGATATGGTCTATCCCAAAATTATTTTCTTGCTACGCTGCGAAACTACCATCCCTTATCAAAGGGACTATTTTTATACTGGCGTATGTCATTACATTCTTTATATGAAGTTATGGGAACTAAATCGATCGTTTTGAGGGTAAATTTCTATTTTTATATCTTTGTTGATAGATTGGTAGGGTAGAAGATAAAATTGATTTTTGTGTCGATTTGATACGAATTAGTCAAGTAATTATGTTTTAAATAAAAATAAGACAGTGCAATTACTGTCTTAATAGTTTTGTGTATAGTTTTATGGTAGCCCCTATATGGGGATTATATGATTTGGAATTTTTACTGGGAAATCGTTATCGATGAAAGTGCTTATAAATAAGGAAGATTTTGAATTTGTGGGTGGATTTTTGGTGAGATGGGAGTTTGATTTTGGGTTGTGAAGTGGCTGAAATGCTTGATTTTAATAGGGTTTTACGATATGGGGTACGATAAAGGGTTTTGATGAGTGAAATTTAGGATTTTGCTTGATTTTGTTGGGATTTTGATGATTAGAGAGAGGATGGATTTTTGAGTTGGTATGTAGATGAATCAGCTATATGGATTTCAGAAAAGACAAGCTGCCGTTTCAGTTTTTGCTACCCCCTATACCCTTAAAGATACGGTATTTCTATATTTTTCCGTAATAGAACAAATGTTTTATTGGATAGATCCCTGGAATAGAGCAGAACAAAATCGAACATATGTTTGAATTATAATTTTATCGTATTTTTTAAATTTTACTATTGACAACTCCAATAAACTATAGTATACTTCGACTTGTAACCAATAAATACAGTTTTTCAACAATAAAAAAGTTTTTTCAAAAAACTTCAAAAAGTTGTTGACAACTTCAAAAAGTTGTAGTAATATAAAGACAACGAAACAAGAAAGAAGGTTGATGCACTGAAAGATATTTAGTTTCATAAGGATTTAAAGCAATTCCCACTACTGAATAAATCAGTAGCAGGATTGCTAGGATAAAACCTCAACAATTCTATTCTAGCATATCTGCCAAAATTCCTCAAGGAAAAAACAATTTTATATCTTTTCTATAGGTACTCTGGAATAGTCCTAGACGTTTCAAGAAAAGACTATAGCAGGCTATAAGATTTTATGGTAGTCACTCAATGAGTTTTACCATATACAAATTGAATAAAAATGGTTATATGGTTTTCCTGAAAAACCTATGGGAACGGCTATCATAAAAGATTGGAATATCTTTTTAAGCCCTAGGATTAACAATCCTTGCATACTTTGTAAAGTATGTGTCCTCACCCAGCCGGCAACGTCTGGGAGATAGCAGAAAAGCTATAGGTTAACCGCTCAATCGCTAGATTATATTCTAGGTGTGGTCGATGACGTGAGAGAGTAGGAACGACAAGGTGAAAAACCTTGTATGAAATAAAAAATCTCAACCGATAATAGCACGGTTGACGGTGTGAAGTCGATAACCAAGCTAATAGCACCGAAAAGATAAGAGTATAATAGTTATATATTTTTAACCGGATAAAGGGTAACACCTCCGGTTATTTTTATTTTAGTAGGGTAATGCCTACAATATAAAAATACTTGTAAAAATATATAACTCCCTTATGTGGCTATAAAAAGTTGTACATAGTAAAAAGGCTGGAATAAATCTATCTAAAAAACATTGGAATGCACTATAAAGAGCCTACTTTTTAGGATAAAAATAATAATATAGATAGTTTGCGTCATTGTAACATTAGCTCTAGTATCCAGCCTTTCATAGTGTGCACAACACATTAAAATACATGAAAGAAGGTCGTTTATTATGAAAATGTATAAAGTATATGTTAATGGTAACTATGTAGGAAGTCAGGAGTTTACACCAAACGAAGTATCAAAAATTAATAATGATGCATCAATCATATTAAAATAGTCGAAACTAGGCTCATGCCTAGTCTATGCAAGATGGCAACTTACATACTGACGATGACAAGCCACCACATTACACAATAATTTTATTTATATGAAGGAGGTTGTTCACTATGAAGAACACAACATTATCAATCAATTTCTATTCAGCAACTATCAACGAAGCACTCAAAAACGAGTTTATGCAGGCAATCAATCACGAATTAGCAGGAATGAACATTGAGTCTCTCAATGACTCTATTTCACGGTTAGAGAAGCAGGCTTCATCTATTCAGAAGGATATTGACGACAACGGGGATGATGAAGCAGGCACTAAACAGAAGAAACTTGACGGTATCAATGCGACTATTGCAGACAATAAAAATGCACGGACTAAGTGCGAGAAATCACAGGCTCAGACTCTCGATATTTATAACAAGGTTGTATCTGCCATGTCTGAGAAAAACAAGGATCATTTTGGCAATAACAAGGATGTAGTGCGTACTGTCTTACGAGTATTAGCCACATGGAACGATTCCAAACTTGTAAAATATGCGATCATTCCGGCTTTCCAGTCACCTGCACTTTATGAAGCACTCGAAACAATTCATATCACAAGTAAAGCCAATGAGAACGGTGAGTTGTCTATGACTAACGATGTCAAGGAAGCATATAAGAAGGCTTCGCAGGAACTTGAAACAATTATCAAGACGACTTTTAGCCTGCCTTTTGAGACACCATATACAGACAAGACAAGAGTAAAACTGACAGCAGAAGATAAGAAGTTACTTAATGATTGCTATGTGCGTGGATTTTCTAACAAGTTCGATACAGACGATGACGGAAAAGTAACGTTCAAGAAGCGTCAGATTAACACACTTGTAAAGGCTAAGAAGAATAAGAAAACGCAGGAAGTAACATATGATTATTCAGGACTTGCAAGCACTATCAGCAACATTGTAATCAAGCATTACTTCGCATAATGCAACTCAAAATATATAGTATAAAAGGGCAAGGGTTAAACTTTGCCCTTTTAATAGTATGTATTTTAATACAACGTAAATATAAGGAGGTAAAATAATTATGCAAATTTATAAAGCACTTAACACGGAAGTCTTGCATAATAAAGAATTTCGTATGGGCTCTATTATTCTGCAACTTGACAACAAAATGATACTTGTATGCAATAAATTTAATCATTCACGTAAGTATAATTTAGAACTAATTGTATGGCTGCCAACCGAAAAGAAATGGGTTCGCACATATACAAAGAACAAATATACGGAAATAATGTGGAATTATTTTCATACCCATACTAATAATAGAACTCGTAAAGCATACAAGGCAAATTATAAAAAAATGATGGATCATGATTGTAGACATAAAGGCGGTGGAGGTGGATCACGCATTTATAACGGAAGTATCACTGATTATGAATGCTCAAACAATCCTTTACACGATTTTAGAAGATGTTATAATTGACTTCTTGAATGCAACTATGCTAAAATGGAGGTGATTACATGGAGGTAAACTAACTATGATTATATATAATAAATTTGATACTTTATTAAAACAAAAAAATATAGGCAAAACAGAACTACAAAAAAAATTAGAAATCTCCCCTTCTACAATGGCTAATTTTGGCAAAAATAAATATGTTTCTCTAGCCGTTATAGATAAGATATGTGAGGAATTAAAATGTCAACCAGGAGATATTATGGAATGGGTTGAAGATGCTGATAAGGCAGAAATTGCCTCAATCGAGCAGCAAATAGCAGAACTTGAGGCAAAGAAAAAGCAATTACAAGGCAAATAATAATGCGTCATAAACGCACACACAAGCACCCATCATCCAATAGGGTGCTATTTTTATACCCAAAAAATAGTATCCAGTCAAAAAGGCATCTACAAAAGTAGGTGTCTTTTTTAGTGCATACTATTAGCACAAAATAAAACAAAAAAGGAGAGTTGATTAAAATGGCAAAGGTAAACATAGTATGGAAGGGAATGTATGTAGGCACAGAAAAGATGTCTACCGATCAGATCCGCAAGGCAGAATATGCAGGTTTTACAATTACATACGCAGAATAAATCTGTGTACGGATAGTGAGTTCGATTATAACTCACACAACTACGGATGCAGATTTAAAGGCAAATGTAGTTATTACATAGTAAAAGGCAGACTATTTCAGTCTGCCTCAATCCCAAAAACACAAAATGAATTGAATAAAATATATTTGTGTTACACACAAATTATAAATGATTCAAACGCAAATTACAAGAGCGAATAATAAGGAGGAAATAATCATGGCAAACTGGGCAAGAGAAATCATGGTGTTAGCAAATGATTTTTGTTTAAACACATCAAAGGCAAAAGAAATTATTAAACAGGTAGACAACTTATCCGTACCAAACGGAAAGTTAGAAGATTCATGGAAATATGACAGAGCATATTCACGGCTTAAACCAATGATTATGTCTGCATAGAAGTATGTGATGATCCGTACAGAATGAAAAATATAAATGTCGAGAAAGTGAAAACTAAAAGGCAAAATTATTTTAAGCGGCTACAACTAAGTAGTCGCTATTTTTATATCAAAAAGAAAGGTTAAAAAGGTAAAAATTATGTGTTATTCAAGAAAAGTAGAGCCATCAGTAATTGAAAGAGAAATGCAGGAATCACGGAATAAGGAAGAGTTTACAGGTAAGGTTGAAGCAATCACAATCAAGCAGATTGTTGAGAACGCAAAAGTAAACTCACGATTTGGCGACAAGATTCTTGTCAATATCAATCCTTTACATGTACATATTCCATCATGGCAGAGAATGTGCGATGTAGTTGCAGCAACTGAAATCGGAACAAAGTATAACAAGTATAAATGGGAAGTACCGAAGCTGTTATATCTTAATGGAAAACTTTGGTGTGTAGATGGTATGCATCGTATTTATGGGGCATTTAAAGGCAAAATTGAAGCAGTTATATGTGAAATTATTGAATGTTCTGAAAAAGAAGCAATTAAGTTATTTCTTGGTCAGGGCGTTGATAGACGTAAAATGTCACAGGTTGACTATTACAGAGCTGCAATCGAGTATGGAGACGAAAATTATATTCAGTTAAAAGAGATCTGTAATAATCATAATGTAGCTGTAAAGGGAGATCCAATTGAAAACCAGGTAGGTATCTTTACACCTATTAAAGATGGTATTAAATCAATTCGCAAAAATGGAACGGAATTGCTTGATAAAATCATCACTATCATTACTGATTTACAGTGGAACGGATATGCGGATACATATAATGGGAAAGCATATACTGCAAAATATATCAGAGTGATGCATTCACTATATGCGTATTATGAAGGCAGAACAGAACAAATGGAGAATATCTTAAAAGAGAAATGCATTGGTACAGAGTTTTTTGTAGAAAATATTATGAACTTGGAACAGTGTGCAGTATTTGATTATTTATCAGACATTGTGAGATATGAGATGGAGAACCCATTTAAACAGGAAAAACCAAAGCGTAAAACAAGAAAAATACAGGCAATGTAAAAGAGAATAAACAACAGAAGGGAGTGATATGTATGGGATCTATGTATAGAAAGACAAAACAGATGCGTGATTTTGAACCTATTCTGAAACGGAATGGGTTCAGATATTTGCGAAGTCATGGAAGCCATTTTACATACATAAATACAGTAACGCACAAACGAATTACAATTAACAAAGATCTCAATCGAATAGTAGCAGAGCGGTTGATGAAAGAATACGACTTAATATAGGAGGAAAACAGAAATGGAAAATACAGTACGATTATATACATATCAGGAAGCAGTACATATATATAAGAAGAAACAGGCTCGCAAAAAGGCAAAAAGAAAGGCAATCATTAAGCGGAAATTAATTTGGTTGTTCAAGGCAAATTGGACATTGCTTACCATTGTGCCAATGATATTCGTATCAAAATGGTGTTTTGATGGAGCACCAGATTACATATTATACATGATTATATATAGCTCCTTATGTATATTATGTTGCTACGGAAATGTAAAGGGATATTAAAATGGAAAGAAAGGATGGTTATTTTATGAATCCAGATTATGAACAGGCTAAACGTATGGCAATAGAGAATGTAGTACAGAAAAAGAACAGAAAAGCAGTATATGATTTTCAGTGTCGCCACGCAGGGAAACATTGCAACAGAAAACGGAAAAGAAAATAAAAGAGAATAAATGGATATTTCATAAGGAGGAAAGTAAAAGGTATGGCAAAAATAATTGGAATCATTGAATATGAGATAAATGAAGATGATGGAGATACATCTGAAAGTTTAATTGAAGAGGTAAAGAAAGATTTTAATTATGACATTCAGGATAGATGTATAAACGCAGATAGATTGGAATGGAAAATAAGCGAGTAAATGCATGTTTCCTTGGAATGGAGGTAAGAGAAATGAATAGATTTGAAGAAATGGGAAAAGCAAATATAAGAGCATATGTAGAAAAACTTAAAAAGGAAATTCTTAATCATGCTCCTGATATAGTAACAGAAATAAAGTGTCCAGATGGTCAGTATAGAAATAGACCATTATTAGATATGGCGACAGTTATTGAAATTGTTGATGAAATGAAAAAGGAAATGGCAGAGTAAATTCGCATTTCAAAGGAAAGGAGCAAATTATGGATAGATACTTAGTTGTGTGGTTAAGAGAAGGCAGAGAGAATGTTGATGTCATTGATAATGCTATCACTCCGCATGAAGCGGCTAATAAGGTAAAGGAAATGCATGTAAATGCTAACGTAGTAGCAGTAGGCATTATGTTAGATAACGAACAGTGGAATTATCTGTAGTAGTTAAAACTAAGATTTACTTGGAAGGAGTGAAGCGAAAATGACAAGTATTGAAAAGTTAAAAGAAGATGCACGGAACTTAAATGAACTTACGGATCATCTGATTAAGCTACTTGAATCGGATGACAAGCGATTCTCATTTGAATTTTGTGCAGGTGGTACAATGGAGATTTACGACAAAGAAAAAGAAATCGGTTATGCAGTTCACATTGCACCGATTAAATATGACGAAGATGGAAATGCAATAAATTTATAGGAGGCGATTTAATGTTAAATGCAAATGATTCACAGATAAAACTTGAAAAATATCATGCAGACTGTGTAAAGTTTTGGACAAGACAGAATGGAATTGACGAAAGAGAAGCTTATAAGAGAGCTTTGGAGTATGATTTGATTGAGATTTTTAAGGTAAATAATGATTGCTTACATGATCCATATTCACCAAAAGGTGAAGAACTTGATAAGCAAACAACACTCGATTTCTTAAAATACAGATGTCAAGACTTGTATGGAAAAGAGTGGGAAGAACATTGGAAAGAATACAATTTATAGTAAACCACAAGGGCAGTTAGGAGAATAAATACCTAGCTGCCTATTTTATTACAAGAAAGCGAGGAAATGATTATGAACGAATATTTAGAACAGGCAAAGAACTTCTTAAATAAGGCAAATGCAAAGTGTGAAATTGTGTATGGTGGTATTTCACGGAATGAGAACTGGAAAGAGAAAGAAAAAAGAAATTGGTATGATGTAACAATCACAACGCCAAGAGGCAAAATGACGTTCACATTCTGGGATAACATTCACAATACAAAGATTTCTACAATGACATTTGAGGAATACGCAAAAAAGAAACTCAAATATAACAGAGTTGAAGATATGTCATATGGTGAAAAGGTAAAAGCCCAAAATGATTTAGCAAGATTAAAGGCAGATGCTGTACCAAACGAATATGATGTGCTTGCTTGCTTAGAAAAATACGATGTAGGAACTTTTGAAGATTTTTGTTCAGAGTTTGGATATGACGAGGACAGTAGAACGGCAGAGCGAATTTACATTGCAGTTATTAAGGAATATAAAGACTTGACAAGAATTTTCACAGAAGAACAGATGGAAGAATTAAGCGAAATTCAGTAGGAGGTATGATTATGAGTTATTTATTCTTATTTAGAGAAAAGGATTCGGATGACAGAGATTGTTGTGCATATATTGATTCAAAGAATCCACGATTTGAATGCAATCATTATTTTGGAAGAGTGAACTTAAACGGAGCTTGTTATAGCGGACATGAATTTCCTGCTTATGAAGATATTGAAACGGTATTAACTAAGGCAGAATACAACGAATTGGTTCAGTTCAACAAAGCAATTAATGATTTAGGATATGGAATTACAAAGGGAGATGAACGCTATAATAAGGGAATTGCATTAGCAAAATCAGTACAACATATCTATGATAAGCTCAAATCTGAAGAAGCAAAAGAATTCCAGCAGAAAATCATTGAAAGCGAAATCGAATATATGAAGGATGAATATTCATTGGATGATACAGATATTGAGAAGATATTTGATGAATATTATCTGGATTACAGAGACAGAGGAATTATTGGTAGTGTGTTCGAAGACAGCTCAGACTTGGGATATGAGGAAGCATGGAGTCTTGGATACATTAAAAATGGAGATTCTATTGCAGATAAATATTTCGATTATAAAAAGTTTGGAGAGGATTTAGTCAATGAGGATGAAAATTATCTTGAACTTGATGACGGACGAGTTGTAAGTCTGAATTATTAGAAGGGAGTGAAGAATATGACAATTACATATGATTTAGATTTAAACAGTTTTAATGCGTGGAGTGGTGCAGTAGATACGCTTGACAGAATACAGAGAGAAGGTAGATGTGAAGAGTTAGAAAACATTCTTGAAGATTTATATCCTGATGGAATGACAGAAACGCAGCTTAATGATTTACTGCGGTTCGATTCTGAACAGGTGTATGAATGGCTTGGAATTAGAAGTGAAGAACAGATTAGAAAGGAAATCAAGGAGGCAGAATATGAACTTGCTGATATGCAAAGCGATTTGGAAGATGAACTTGATGACGAAGATCTGACAACAGAAGAGAGGACAGAAATTATTGACGGTTATCAGCCAGACATTGATGAAATCAAGGAAAGAATTGCAGACTTGAATGAAGAATTAGATAATATCTAAGCAAAGGAAATAAAGTTGGTAATTGGTCGGTAGAATAGGAGCGTGATTATATGAGGGAAATTGAAGTAAACAATGGATGCAAGATTGTATTAGAGAATAAATCACAAGGTATAGAAATTATTCATTGTGACAGTAAGGGAGGTATTGAATATAGTTATAATATTCCTTATGGCGATCTTGTAATGTTGCTGAATTATTACAGAAACTGTAAGAGCGGCAGAGAGAAATCTGATTATATATTAGAAGGTAAAATTAGAAATACGAACACAGATAATGTCGAATATATCTAAGCAAATGAAATTGTAATTTCTAACAGAGAATAATAAGACAGACACAAACAAATGTGTCTGTCTTATTTATTAGGAAGGAGAATGCAAAATGAACGGATATGAATATATTTGCGGAACGGCAGTACGGTTTAGAAAGAAGTTTCCGAATTTGTATGAACGGAAAGAAAGGAAATCTGTGTTCATTGATTCAAGCATGTTGGACAAGATCGAAGATATTCCAGATGCAATCAAGACAGAACTAATAGGTAAATCAAGAATATCACGGATGAACAGAGAAGACTTTGCAATCAACACAGAGGATGAAAACGGATATAAATATTATCTTGATATTGATTGTAGCTGCTATGACTTCTATAAAAATGATAAGCTGATTTATTCGGTGCTACATGTAGATGGTGCAAGATGGAATGTATATAAAGCAAATATATACGGTTATTATAGTGATAATGATTTACCTGTGAAATCAGGTGAGTTAAATTGGAGCAAGAATTTGAATTATAAGTTGAGTAGAATTGATATTAGTGCTTATGAAAGTGAGGTTGATTGATATGTTGGAAAGTTATGTTATGGAAAATGCAGATTATGCAAAAATTAAGAAATTGAATACATTGCACAATATGGAAACATTTTGGGATGACGTTAGAAAATTCACAAAGAATGTGAGATCGGATCATAGTTTAGGTAGATGGCAGATATTATCAGAAGCGAGATATGGTGAATTAATGCAAGCGAAACGTAGTTTTTATGAAGATTAAAATGAGGTGATTGATAATGATATGTGAAATAAGCAAGAAAATATTAAATAAAGTATATGGTGGAGATACAAAAGAATCAAGAGAAAAAGCGATTAAAGATGGATATTTTATGGAATGGACAAAAGAAAGAATTAAAAATGCATTTAAAGCAGGAAATGGAACAGAAAAGGATTTAAAAAGATATATGAATGATAATAAACAATATTGTGTATTTGTAAAAATTTAAACCCAGTTGATAGAACTGTTTCTTGAAAAGAAAGTGAGGTACAAAATATGAAAACAATAATTGATAAAAGTGAATGTAAGCCATTAAGTGACAATATTGAAGGCAAGTTGGTGGTAATTAAACCAGATTTTTTCAAACCAGAATTTAGAGAAGCAAAGTATCAGCTTGTGATTGCAACAGGTGGTTTTGGATGTGATACAAGCAAAATGGGAAATGCAGTATATGTAGAAGAAATTCATACTGATAATCCAGAGCATTACAGACAGGAAAGATACAATCTTATTGGTGAACCAACAGAAGAGATTATTAAGGAATGGAAATCAATGTATGGTGAATTTAATGAAAAAGTACAGAAAGCATTGGAGGTGTAGGAATTATGATGACAAGAGAAAGGTTTGCAGAAACAAATTGGAAAATGAGCTATGAAGAATATCAGAAATGTTATTGCCCAGAGTGTGAAAGAGAAGAATGTCCACACAGAGGAGCATTTAGAAGAGTACCTGAAATTGATGGTGGTCTTGGTTTATGTCCTAATCTGAAAGGAGTGTGATTAAGATGACAAGCACAATAGAAAGAGATTTTGTAATAAAAGATGGCGTAGCAAGCTTCCCGATGAAAGAATATCCAAACTATTGCGAAATTGAAGATATTGGATATATTTCACACGGAGAATGGGCAGACGCAGAACTTGAATACAAGGGAAAATTATTCAATGAAAATGTGGTGTCAGATGCAATGTGGGAAAGATTTATTGAAGAATTTCCTGATAAAGATGGAGATTATGAAGCATTTAATCAGTATATGTATGACAATAAAGACGAAGTGTATGAGTTATTAGAAAGTGAGGTTAGGTAATATGCAATTATTATTTAGAACATGGAATCATATTATCCCATTGGCAATAGTAAGTAATAAAACATTAAGACAAGGTGATGTGGTTAAAATTAAAAACCAAAATTATTATATCAATTGTGAGCCTAATACGATATCAGCAAGTGGAAAGAGAATTAGATTTTTTTATTGTATAAGAGCGACAAATGATTGGAAAATTACAAATACAGTTAAAAAGAAATAGCAATTTCAAATGGAAAGGATGGTTGATTTTATGAAAATTAGAACATGGATAAAGTATGAAGAGAATTATTTGCCACCGAGATGTAGAAAATTAAGATATAAAAAATGTGAAGATTATATTAACGCTAATCTTACAGAAACCTCTATGGATGATGTAAAACTTGCTTTTGAAGATAATTCATATTCAGGAAAAGGAAATATTTATTATTTTAAAAACAAGCTGTGGAGTAAGGTTGAAAAGAGTCATCTTATAGCAGGAGATACAGAAAAATACAAAGATGCATTAGAAATATTGAAATATTTGAATGAACACTATTCTTGGTACTTTCCGAGATTATGGAGAGACGGAGAGCATCCTGATAGAAAACACATGCTTAGTGTTGTAAGAAAAGAAATGAAAAAATATCTTTTGATTGATGGAGTTTTGTATGAACAGACCGCTGAACCTCGATATGTAGTAAATACATTTGGATTAGGTCATAATCATGGTGGAACAGGAATGTTTTGTGAATATTTTTATAATGATAATATTGGAAAACAAAATTATTTTTCAGCATTAGAAGGTGATAAAGCGGTTGCTTATGCAAATTATGTGGCAAAAAGACGAGGTGATACAAATGATGTTGGGAAATTTAAACCATTTATTATTTGTCATATGCCAGAATTAGTAAAGGTAAAACCTAATAAGCAGCATGGAGATGGAAATAAATTTTTAAATGATGTGGAAGATATGATTTGTAATACAGATAATGTTATGGAAGCAGGATTACTTACAATATGTATGTGTGGGAAGGAGTGATGATACATGAAATATTGGATATATACATTTGATGATGACACTTATGGAATTGTAAGAGCAAACACAGAAGGGGAAGCCAAACAGAAAGTTTTAAAAGCGTATATAGAACATGGCGGTTATGAATCAGAGATAACAGAAGATATGATTGAAATTGAAAATATTGATAATCATTGGTTTGCTGATAATCCTGATGTTATTGAAATAACTTGCATAGGATAGAACGGAGGCACGATATATGGATTTTACAGAATATGTTGAAAAACAAAAGAAAAATTCACATAAAGATATTTTATCAGATATTTGTTTACTGTTACATAATTGTGGAGAATGTAAAGAATGCAATCCATCAGACATTTTGTATAGAGATGTTCAAAAAGCGACACAGAGTTGTTTTTATTTAGAACCATATGACAGCAAAACTAATATTAAACTATTAGATATTGCAAAGAAACATAATTATCATGCGGGCTTTGTCAATTGGAAGAATGGAATGATGATTAAATTTTGGAGATGAATCAAGAGTTTCTTTTAGTAAAGTAATGAAAGGCAGGTAGATTTTATATGAAAACAGAAGTAACAAAGGACAGATTAAAAGAAAACTTTTATCCATCTAAGAATTTTTACAGAGAAGGATTAGACGGAGCAATAGTCGATTATGCGGAAATCGAAATTGATCCAAAAGGCATTAAAAAGTTAGAAGATAATCTTGATAGATGCGGAAATCAAGCTGATTTTACAGAAGAGGAATGGAAAGATATTAACAACCCTGATTCTGATAATTATGAACATATTGTAGCTTATGTCCATTTTGATGCAGGAACTGATAATTTTAATAAGCTATTTGTTTCTGTTGTTACAATAAATAGTGAAGATGAATTAGAAGTTAATGAGCTTTTAAACGATGAAGAAAAACAAAATATCGTTGATGCTGGCTTAGAATCACTTCATAGATGGAGAGCGACAAATGAAATGCTTGATCAAGAAGGATATGAGATTAAGCAAATAATCGAAGAAAAACTTAGGGCAATGAAACGATGATTTACTCGGAAAGAGAGGCAAATAATATGGTAAGAAAGATGAACAACAGATTATATAAAATCAATACATATGCTTCTGCACACATTATTGAAATAGATGACAATTATGATGAAGAAGTACAGAAGTTAAGAAAAGAAATTCAGCTTGACAGTCTTGGACACAAATTAAATTTACTTGTATATCTTGCTACATTAACGGTACAAGGCTATGCAATTTTAAGTGTAACGGAATTTAACATTGATGGAAGCAAACCTAGAGTTGCTTATACAAGTACCAAGGATTTTAAAAAGATTGTTAAGTATTATTCTAAGATGAAAGCATAGGAAACGGAAATTTATTTGGAGGTGATGCAATGGAAATGAATATCAATATAACAGAAACGAAGAATGAATCACTCGCATATAGACTAATTAGAAGAAAGGCAAGAAACATGTTAGAACCTTGTACGGATCAGGAACTTGGACAGTATGTTCGAGGCATAGTTGACATGCAAAGCGAAATCTATGGCGAAGGAATCAGTCAGCAATCAATGAAATAATGTAGTTAATAACCTGTGGGTAACAATTACTCGCAGGTTTTATTATTAAGGAGGAATTTTTATGGTAGATATTACAATATTAAATAATATGGAATACGCAGATGCGGAAAATTTTGTACATGACAACGGCTATATTAATACTATCGGAGCGGATGAAGTTGCAGCTAGTAAATCCGATAGAGTAGCAGATACATACTATGAGTTATATGACAACGATGGAAACATGGTTGATATGATAAGTTTCTATCAGTATTATAATGGCGAAAACATAAATAACCCTGATCTGAACGCAGAAATTGTAGAACAGGGATGGGAAAGAGTCGCCTAGTATGGTATAATAGTTACATATATAAGAGAAAGGAGGGAGACAAATGGAAGTTGATGCAATGACAAAATACAAAGGTTGGTATACGAAAGCATTAAATGCTTCAGAAAGACATGATGTGAATGATTTCTTGAATTATACATTAATGATTTATAATGGGACATCATTAAATGCACCAGACGATTTGTTGAAGTTGACTGAAGATGATGCAGATGTGAGCAAAGATGAAAAGCATAAAATCATGGTCAAGACATTATTAACATTACAGAATCAGTTAAAGACAAGAAAATATTTATAATTTTTTAACTAATAGTTCAATAGACACATATTGGCATGTAAAGATTAATTTATAATCAAGACATTTTTTAATAGATACATTGTGGAACGTAGTATATAAAACTATATATAAAGAAAGGAAAGAAGAATATGAAAAGATTTGGTGAAGATTTTGAATTAACACAGGATTTAATGGACGCTATCGTTGTTTATATGGATGATGATATCAGAGAAAACATACATCGTGCGCTTGCGCCATGTACGCCAGAAGATTTTTTAAAAGCATACGTCAAAGAAGATCCAGATTTTGAAGATTTATTGTATTCTGAATTTTCAATCGAATTGTAAGATTGTTAAAAAGGAGATGATGATATGGACAGTCTAGCATTGATTATTACAATCGCTCTTATCTGTATAGGACGCAAGATATACATTGAGGCAAAAGTAAATAGCTATGATCTTGATAAGGTGTCAATCGGAAAAATGGCTATGGATGCTGGTAAAAGCCCATCACAGATAAAAAGTAAGATGGTATCTGGTGGTTACGACAAAGATAGTAAATGGAAAATATAGGAGAACAAATGGAGATTATTAATCCTTATGAGGTATATGGATGTGATGGAACGGAAATGGTGGTTGTATCTAAGGCAGAACGTAATATAACAGATGATATTGTATTATTGATGCAGCTCGAAAATCTTGATCGGATCTATCATAAACAGAAAACGGAAATCGGTCGATACTTACGGTATTGCACAACGGCAGAAATAATGGAAATTAATAAAGCAGTAAACAGAATATTGGGATGAATAAGAGTTAATTAATGTGAACCAATATTTGCAGAGGAATAATAAATGAGAAGTAGAATTGTCAATAATGGCAATTCTATTTTATTATTATAATAATTTTTGATAGTTGAAAGGTGGTAATTATATGAAACGTGAAAATTTTAAGAAAATTATTAAATTACGTAGTTGTTGGAAAATTGATAAAAGAAAAGGTAATTATGAATTACCAAGCGGCAAGCATTTATTAGATTATATCTTAGATCTGGTTGAGTCTCAAATAAAGCTTGATGGCTTAGGTATTAGAGCAAATGGAGATTTATGTTTTGCATCTGGTGGTAATTGGAATGTCGAAGCAAACGAATTTAATGATTATGTCTTGATGCCAGATTTTGAATCCAACGAAGTATGTTCATATGATGAAATGGAGCAGAGAATTAGTTGTTTAATTCGTGAATTATTATATTAATTCTTTTATTTATTTCATTAATGACTTTATTAGACAATCCGTTCCATTGTGGTTTTATTGAAAAGAAATCGGTCATAACAATAGAGGCAAATGCATTAGCATCTACTTCAGCAATTTGAAGATTATATTCTTCAACTGATGAACATTTGTTAGATGGTTTATATCCTGATAAATAAAATTCCTCATCAGTTTGATATTGATAAATATGACGAAGTTCATGAGCAATGGAAAATACATAGTCTGGATTTGGTTTGTCTACTTTATTAAGGTAAATTGTATTAGTTACTGGTTCGCATTGAGCTAATGTTGTTTTAGTAGCGAAATGAATAGTGTCATATGAAATTTTTGGCACTTTTATTTCAAGCAGTTCGCAAACATCTGTTATAAATTCTTTTATCATGATTAGTTCCTCCGATAAAGAATAGTATAACAGAACACAAATGGAAAGAAAAGAGGTAGTTATTATGGCACAGTTAATTGGATGTTGGATTGCAGGATATTTATGTATTTATCTTCCTTGGAAAACAAACAAAAAGGAAAAATCTCGTAAGAGACAAGATATATATAATAACTTAAACAAGAAGTCGGTTGACGAAATGGAAAAGTGGAGAAAATAATATAAAAGAGAAAGGTGGTTGATGAATATGTTCGGTGGACTATTAGCGTTTTTAGGAATGTATACAGGAAGTGCTGCAAAGGCAGCGTATGACAATTATGATATGAAGAAAACTACTCGTACAGTTGATGAAAACGGAAATGTTCATTATATGGATAGACTTTGCAATGATTACATCAATGGAGAACGAGTAAAAAGAGTTGAGACAACTGATAAAAATGGAGTCAAGTTATATTCAACTGTTGGTGTGAATAGTAGCAAAGTGTATGACACTTCTTATGGAAGGGGTACACAGCAGTTATTTGAAATGAGTGAACATGATAAACAGGAAAATCTAAAATACGGGAAAAATGTATATAGTCAATACAATCCATATTTCGGGAAAACTGTTACAACTGAAATCAGCACAGGCAGAACAATTACCTGTTTGTTTAGCGGTAAAAATAGTAAGACTGGTAAAGAGTTCTATAGAGTATGGTATTTCCGTCCAGAATGTCAAGGAAAGCTTGATTACAATACTACGGTTGATGGCGATATGGGAATTGAAATTACAAAAGAAGAATTTAATAAGTTAAATTTTGGAGCTTTGACATGTACATGTATGCCAAGTGATTATGATGTAGTCCATGCATTATGGGGTGATAGGTAATGAATAAACAGAGAAGAGAAAAGATAAGGCAACTCAAAACTCAAATTGATTTGATTAAAACCAATTTGAAGAAAGTTTCAAGTGAGTTATCTTCTATATTAGATGAAGAACAGGATGCATTTGATAATATGCCAGAAGGATTACAGAGTAGCTATAGAGGAATGTGTTCTGAAGATGCAATTGACAGTATGGAAGAAGCGAGTGAGAAACTTGATGAAGTGATTGAGTTGTTGAATGATATTGTGTAAAATAATGTAAATACAAAAGAGAATTGTATAAAAGCAATTCTCTTTTTCTTTACATAATGATATTATCGTGGTAACATCTTTGTAGAAAGGAGTGTGTCCACAATGACAAAAGAAAATTACTTAAAATTTCGATGTACGGATAAAATGAAATCAACTGTAGAATCTAAAGCAAAAGAAAATAATATGAGCGTAAGTACATATTTAGAATCTTTAATTAAAAATGATATAAATGATATGAAAATTGTTTACCTTGATGATATTGATGTAGAAATGAGAGAAAAAATAGGAAAAGAGGACAATTGTTACTTATCGAGTGATAAATCATGGTGTTTATTTACTGATATAAATATATATAATATTTATGTTAGTAATTATGACATTAAAGGAATTTCTATTGAGGAATGGATGATAATTACTTATGATGGAATTACAGAAAAATTCATAGGAAAGGAAATAAAATATAAAGATTTTATTGAGTCTACAGTTTTAATGTTGGACGAGATAGAAGATAAATTACATTGCGATAATTGGGACAAGATATTACTTTATTACACAAAAAATAATATTGTCATAGATCTGGAATTTGATATACAAATAGCTTTACAACAAATGGAGAATAAAGGTTATGATATGACACCAATTATTGAAAACTTAAATAAATAATAGTTTCTTTTTAGAAGATTGGAGGCAAAAATATATGAAATATGGAGATATTGTTGTATATAAAAATCAAATTGGAACAGTAGTAAAAAGCGAAAATGATTTTAAGTTCCATCCGTGTAGTTATGGACGTTGTTCATTTAGTTTACTGGATACAATTACAGATGAGGATGTAAGAGAAGCAACACATGATGAAAAGTTGGAACTAATAGAAAAAGAATTTACATGGGGTAATGTGATCAAGATACATTGCATTGGAGAATATCAGATTGTAGAGCATATTGATAAAAGAGATAAGAAAACATATTATCATGGATACATTAACTACAGTGATACAAACCATTCATATTTATCTCTTGATTCTGCATTGATTGGATGCATTGGATATAAACATGAGGGTGGAAATGGTAGAGCGGCAATGTATTTTGAGAAAATGATTGGATTAGAATAAATTTATTAGAAGATTGGAGAATAAAAATATGATTTGTTTAGATTGCGGAAATATGGATATTCGATATGATGAAAAAGAAAAAGCATATCATTGTAATAATTGTGGTTCGAGGAATATTGGTACAAGAAAAGAAGGGTGTAAATATATGCTAGGAAATGGATTGTGTGGTAAAAGTCCTGCATGTACGTCATCTGGGAAATGCGAAGCACCATGTAGTTATTATGAAAAATAGTAGGAAACCAGAAATGCAAATTAGCCAGGATGAGTTTTTAGAGTTGTGTAAGGAAGCTGGAATTAAATAGATTGGAGAGTGGATGACATGTTATATACAATAGTGCATACAGTAATTAATAATAAAGGAGAACACCCAGAAGCGAACGCAAGGGTGCTTGGGATATATTCAAATGAAGATGTTGCTATTAATGAAGCGGAAAAATGGATTAAGAATACAAAGACTTCTGATATAAATGTAAAGAGAATAACAGATACAGAATGGTATTTTTGGTATGAAGAGAATGGAAATACCTATGGTGGTTATGTAGATGTATATGGGAAAGAGTTAGACAAACCAATTGAATAAACCAAGTAACCCAAGTTTTCTTGTGACATGGAGGTGTTTATAATTGATATATCGTTTACCCAGAACGGAAATATTTAATAATTCAAACAAAATTATTTTTGAAAGTATAAATTTTGGAGAAATTATAATAGACAAGACAAAGAAGATAATAATTAATAATGATGTGGATATTACTGACAAAATAGATAAACTATTTTGCGGAAACACATTAGATTATAATCTTGCGACAGTTTTACATAAAATATTACATAACAAAATTGATGAAAAATGCCGAGATTATTTACGGAAATTTAATAAAGTAACAGTAAAATAAAAAAGAAATCTAAGTTTCAAGTTAAGAAGGGAGAATAACCATTATGCATGTGAATA